TGCCTGACCTGAAGGCGCCGCAAAGCGTCGGTGTAATGGCGGAAATTCGGGTATTGGGGCGTGGCCCGGTGTTGGGCGCGCTGGCCCTGACCGTCGTCGGCTCGAGTGCCATGTTCACCGTCTTCACCTACATCGCGCCGATCCTCAGCAGCGAGACCCATGCGTCCACCGCCTTCATCACCGCCATGCTGGTGCTCTACGGTGTCGGGTTGACGCTGGGCAACATGTTGGGCGGCAAGGCCGCTGACCACTCGATAGATCGCACTCTGATCATCTCGCTGAGCGTGCTGATTCTCGTCTTGCTGGCGTTCACCGTACTGATGCGTTGGCCGCTGCCGGCCGCCGTCGCCATCCTGATATGGGGTGTCGCCAGTTTCGCCCTGGTGCCGCCGCTACAGATGCGCGTCATGGAAGCTGCGAAGGACGCGCCCAATCTGGCCTCTGCGGTGAACATTGGCGCGTTCAATTTCGGCAACGCGATTGGCGCTGCGCTGGGCGGAGCGGTGATCAACGCGGGTCTGGGTTATCCGGCGATTTCCCTGGCCGCAGCGGCGATGGCCGGCCTGGGGCTGCTGATGGTGTTGGCTTTTGCCTGGCGCTCCAGAACGATTGAAGCCGCTGTGGTGTGAGGAAGATGATGCGGCGTCGGGCTACCCGCTCAGCGGCTTGATTTGCTGGATGAATTCAATGAGCAAGCGCAACCCGGTTGGCAGTTGCCGCTGGCTGGAATAGTAGATATGAAAGCCATCTTCCAGAGGCGCCCACTCCGTCAGCACCAGACGGAGCCGCCCGTCCTTCACATAAGGCGCGACAAGAGGTTCCGGCAAATACATCAAGCCAGCACCACCGAGTACAGCAATGAGCCCCGTCTCGGCCTGGTCGACAGTGATGGACGTCGGAACGGTGATTTGTAATGCCTCACCGTCGCGCTCCAGCTCCCACCGATACACCCGATCATCTCCAAGACGGTTGCTGATGCAGCGATGATTCAACAGGTCATCCGGGTGTTCAGGTGTTCCAAACCGTTCCAGGTAGCTCGGTGCCGCAGCTGCCGTGGGCTATGAGTGCTTTCTCGGCATCGCTCACGGGAAGTGCATCGATAAAGGCTCGCGCCCCATCCAGGCTCTGATAGGGATAGTCGATGGAATACAGGATGCGCTCGGCACCCATCAGCGTATGAATGAACTGAAAGTGCGTCCGCTTCCGGCGGCTGCCACGGCAGGGTTGCAAAACCGGCGAAGCGCTCGGGATGAGCTTGCGCAGCTGCGGCTAACCAATCGTTGGCGGCACGGTTCAGATCGATGGCTTCTTGCGCAGGCAACAGCTGGGGAATCCATTCGCGTTGAACCCGGCGTGCTCGCCATCTACTCGATAGCGGAGAAGGGCAGCCCCACCAGTCTAATGCCGATCAGTCAAGCGCAGATCCCCTGTGGGAGCGGGCTTGCTCGCGAAAGCGGTGGGGCAGTCAACATCAATGTTTGCCGGGCCGACGTCTTCGCGAGCAAGCCCGCTCCCACCATTGATCTTCGTTGCTTTGAGCATTGAGTTCGCTTACCTGATCGGTACTCGCGTGAGTACGCCAGGATCCTGAACCTGCGGAGCACACAAAACGACTTTCACAAATGGTGCCATAAATTGGCACCACCGGGTTTTATGCTGCGCTTCTCAGGCAGAGATACCCATCCAGTCTCGTCGCTGCCTGCTCTGTGAAGGAACTGCGCCATGCCCGGATTTGAACGTATTCAGTACAACAACTATGGTGGCCCGGAGGTGATGCGGATCGAAGATTTCGAACTGCTCGCACCTGGCAACGGGGAAGTGGCGGTGCGGGTAAAGTTCGCCGCCATCAATCCAATCGACTGGAAGCTGCGCGACGGACAAATGAAAATCGTGACTGGCAGGGCTTTTCCCCGGGCGATGGGGATGGACTTCTCCGGGATCGTCACGGCCGTCGGTCACGGTGTAACGCGGCTTCGGGTAGGTGACGCCGTATTTGGTCTTGCCCGCTTCAAGGAAAGTGGCGCGCTCGGCCAGGCGGTGGTGACAAAGGAGACGTTCCTTGCCAAAAAGCCCGACAGTGTTTCCTTCGAGGATGCGGCATGTTTGGGCACTCCAGGCGTTACCGCGTGGAACGGGCTGATCGACAAGGCAAAGCTGCGTGCTGATCAGCATGTCTTCATCAACGGGTGTGCCGGGGCGGTCGGCGAAGCCGCTGTGCAGATCGCACGGCTTTTCGGTGCTGTTGTCTCCGGTAGCTGTAGCGCCCGGGACATGGAACGGGCCAGAGCACTCGGCGTGCAGACCGTCTACGACTACCGCACGATGGATCTCTCAACGATCACTACGCGCTTCGACGTGGTCTTCGATACCGCCGCGACAATGAAAATGTCGGCGGGGATGGCCATGCTGCGGCAAAGCGGCGTGTTGCTGGATCTGAATCCCGGCCCGGGCAAGTTCATCCGGGCGATCTTCGATCGACGGCTGAAGCCTGTTATCGGTTCGCCACGTGCCGATATTCTCGAGAAGCTTGCGGATGCTGCCCGGGAGAACAACCTCAGAATGCCAATTGGAGAAATCGTTTCGCTGAACGCAGCGATCCAGCTAATCACAGAACTTGAAAAAGGGCGCAAGCTTGGCGGTAAAGGCATCGTCGCGATGGAGCCGGAATGACCAGAAGTCATCGATTATTTGACCTGATGCAAGCACTTCGCCGACACCGCAGGACGGTGTCAGGCAAAGCGCTTGCGCATGAGCTGGGTGTGTCTTTGCGCACCATCCGCCGTGACGTCGCCACACTTCAGGAGATGGGCGCCGACATCGAGGGCGAACCAGGTGTCGGCTACATTCTGCGACCAGGATTTCTTCTGCCCCCACTGTCTTTCACCGAAGAGGAAATATATGCGCTGGCAATCGGCGCCCAGTGGGTGAGTCGCCAAGCCGACGATTCACTCACCCTCGCCGTAACGAACGCACTGGCCAAGATCAATGCCGTTCTTCCCGCTGATATGCGCTCGGCCCTGGACGATGACACGGTCTACGTGGGCCACCCTATGAAGGGTTTGATGCCTCTCGATCTGAGTCAAATACGCGGGGCACTTCGGGAGCAGCGCAAGCTGCGCATTACACTTTCGATCGCACATGCACCGGAGGACGAACAAGTGATCTGGCCGATCATGCTGGGCTTCATAGAATCCAGGCGGTTCATAGCAGCATGGTGTGAGCTGGACAGTAGATTTCGGGTGATCGGCATGGATGACATTGCGAGCGCGGTGGTACTTGCAGAGCGCTACTCTCGAAGTCGCCGCCAGCTCGTCAAGGAGTGGCGTTCCCAGGAGGTACGGCCCTGCAACAGCGAGGGTGAAATTTGTTGACGAGGGGAGGGCGTTCGGAAAGCGTCAAAACCCCCTGTTTTGTCTTGAACGGAGTGCGGTGCGCCGCAGAGGCAGGGTTTCGGGAATGGTCTTAGGTTCTCCGTGACTCAAGAGTCTCCAACACGACCTCCAGGTATTGGCGTGTCGATATCAGACACGATCATGGCGCAATCAGGCTACTGGATCGTTGGGAAGGCCGGCTAAGGTGACGTGTCTTCGTATCAAAATAACCCCACTCAAATCATGGGGTTGATAAGAACTGCGGCGGTTGAACGGGCTTCTTTCGGGAGTTTCTGCAGGCAACGATGGTGATCGATCGTCTGCCCGGTCAATTTTGCTTGAATGTCGATCAGCAGAGAACAAAAAAACCAATGATCAGCCCGAACTCCATGGATTCGAGTAGCCAATTGGCGCAGGGCTTCAAGCCTCGTCACGTCACAATGCTGTCCATCGCCGGGATTATTGGCGCCGGTTTGTTCGTAGGTTCAGGACACGCCATTGCCGCAGCAGGGCCGGCGGTGCTTCTCGCCTATCTGTTTTCAGGTTTGCTCGTCGTTCTGGTCATGCGCATGCTCGGTGAGATGGCGGTGGCCAATCCGGATACCGGTTCGTTCTCCACCTATGCCGACCAGGCCATCGGCCGCTGGGCTGGTTTTACCATCGGTTGGTTGTACTGGTGGTTCTGGGTTCTGGTCATTCCGATCGAAGCGCTGGCGGCCGGGCATGTGTTGCACCAATGGTTTGCGCAAGTCGATGCCTGGATGTTCGCGCTGGGCTCGATCATTGCGCTGGTGGTGACCAACCTGTTCAGCGTGTCCAAGTATGGTGAATTCGAGTTCTGGTTTGCCATGGCCAAGGTCGTGGCGATCATCGGTTTTATCGGCGTCGGTTTTGCCGTGTTGATGGGTTGGGTGCCCGATCGTGAAGTCAGCGGGTTGAGCGGGCTGATGGCCGAGCACGGCGGATTCGCGCCTAACGGATTGTCAGCGGTGGTTGGCGCGTTCATCACCATCATGTTCAGCTTCATCGGTACTGAAGCGGTGACCATTGCGGCGGCCGAATCGAACGACCCGTCGCGAAACATTGCCAAGGCCACGCGTTCGGTAATCTGGCGTATCGGCGTGTTTTACCTGCTGTCGATCTTCGTGGTGATCTCCGTGGTGCCCTGGAACGATCCATTGCTGGCCTCGGTCGGCTCTTATCAGCGCGCCCTGGAAATCATGAATATCCCTCACGCCAAGTTCATGGTCGACATCGTCGTCCTGATCGCCGTGGCCAGTTGCATGAACTCTTCGATCTACATTGCCTCTCGGATGTTGTACTCGCTGGGCCGGCGTGGTGATGCACCGAAAATGTTGAAGGCCACCTCCTCGGAAGGCGTGCCACGGGCGGCTGTAATCGCCAGCACGGTGCTCGGCGCGTCGATCACCGTGTGGAGCTACTTCATGCCCGACGGACTGTTCGAGTTTCTGTTAGCCAGCTCCGGGGCGATTGCCTTGTTGGTGTACCTGGCCATCGCGGTGTCGCAGTTGCGGATGCGGCGGATACTGCGTCAGCGCAACGTCGAACTGACCTTTCGCATGTGGTTGTTTCCATGGCTGACGTGGCTGGTGATTGTGTTCATCTGCGCAGCGCTGGCGGTCATGATGATCACCCCGCAACACCGCACTGAAGTCACCACTACTATAGGCTTGGCATTGGCGATTTCTCTTGTTGGTCTCGCGACGTCGCGTCATCCCACGCCGGTTGCGAGGGTCACATCGGTGGGGTAGACGTTTAAACCGAACCCGATAATCCCTTCACGAATGTCGGAGGAGTTGACAGACGCCTGCATCGCAGACCGTTTTTTATGAGGACATGATGTCATCGACCCCTTCCGCGGCCGACGGTACAACCCAATCCGTCGGGTTTCTGCTGTTGGACAAATTCACCCTCATGTCTCTGGCGTCCGCCGTTGAGCCATTGCGAATGGCCAATCAACTGACGGGGCGAACGCGGTATCGCTGGCATACCTTCAGCCCCAATGGAGCGGTGGTCCGGGCCAGTGACGGCGTGCCGATCACGCCGGATACGCCGGATACGCCGTGGAGCAATCCCTCCGTGGTGGACACGGTCATCGTTTGCGGTGGTGTCGGCATTCAGAGCTCGATTACCCGGGAGCACACGACTTGGCTGCAAGCCTTGGCGCGACAGTCCAAGCGCTTGGGCGGGGTGTGCACCGGTAGTTGGGCGCTCGCTAAAGCCGGGTTGCTCGATGGCTACGAGTGCAGTGTGCATTGGGGATTTCTGGCGGCCATGCAGGGTGCTTGCGTTCAATCCGGTTGAGCGCGTCCTTCCAAGATTGCAAATCCGTCGTCAAGGGGATCGTACCCCACTACTTTTCGGGTGCTATCAATGGAAAGACGCTTGTATCTGTTATCCGAGACCCCGTGGATAACATGGAAGCCGCTCAGTTCAGCCTCAACGCAATTTTCAAGTAGCGTGACAACGTCCCTGAAACTGATAAAAGCAGCGACGTCCCTGGGACTGTGGCTTTCCCCTTGATGAAATCTGGCGACGTTTGCAATACGCACTGCAATGGTTGTCATGTGTCCATCGTTTGCATACATCGAGGCCAGCGCTTCCCCAAACGCTTTGCTGACCCCGTAAAGATTGCCCGGTCTAGGCGCCATACATTCCTGTATCTGGACATCCAATGGATAACCTTCAATCGCCTGGGCGCTGCTCGCAAATATGAACCGTTTGCAGCCTTGGGCCTTTGCGGCGAATAGCATGTTGTAGGTGCCCACAATATTCACCGGGAGCAGGGAGGTGGTGAAATCGGCGTCCGGGTTAGGGTCAGCCGCTAGATGAATCACTGTGTGTATGCCCGCGCAAGCTTCAAGACAACTGGCTTGATCCCTGATATCGAGAGAGAAACGCTGTGCCGAGTCCGGAAGTTTTGAGACGTCCATGTCGGCTAAACGCAAATTTGATTTATCGTCTTGCGCTGCCCAAAAAGCGCTACCGATCTGGCCCGCAGCACCTGTAACCAGGACTTTTGGTGTTCTCATTTCAGCATGTCCTTATGGTAAACCTCCCTCTAGCCTCCCAGCCTTGTGGTTGGTTTACAACTTCCAATAAGAACAAACGTCGATTTCAAACACGGTCGTCGCTGGCCAAATATTTTCATTTTTGCCTGACTGCTAACCGAAAGCTGTCAGTCAGGCTTCATCAAGACAGCCAAGGTCATCTTGATGAATTCCTCATTTCTGTCGATCGTCCAGAGCACCGCGGACGTTCTCGGCGACATCGGCCGATCAGCGCTGCTCGACCCAGTTGGACAGTTCCATGATGGCGGCTTCGAGGGCGAGCTGGTTTTCGTTGATCTTGAAGAGCAGGGAAGGGAGCAGGTCGGTTGGTTTTTCAGGTGGCAGAACGCCGGGGAAAGTGGCTGAAGCACGGATAGCTATGGAACTCGCCCACAAAAGTTATGGAACACATTCTGGAGGGCGTAGAAATTCTCAACCCCCAGAAACGACAAAGCCCTGAATAATCAGGGCTTTGTCGTACATAAGATGGCGGAGGCGATGGGATTCGAACTCATGGACCTGTTACAGTCGACGGTTTTCAAGACCGATATTCAAAGCCAATGAAACCGGGGCTTGTAGCCGATTTTCGTTACGATACGTTTATTTTTTGACACCTCTACAGCCCGCATTCTACAAGGGGCGGATTTTGAGTTTTGTAACGGTTTTTGGGGCTATTTCGATGGCTTGGCAATGGCGCCAATTCGTCGATAGACGCGTTCGGTAATGTCTCCTTTGGTGTGCCCCAAGAGTAGACTCGCATCGCCGACATCGAGGATTTCCGACGCCGCTTTCGGTCTGATGTCTCTGAACTGGAAGCCTCCGATTTTCTCCGCCAGCTGAACATCGCCTTTTTCTTCAGCCTCTTTCTTGGCTCTTTCTCTGGCGTCGTCCCATCGGTCGCGAAGCATCTTCGCGGTCATCCGCTTGCCGCGTGCGCTTACGATCAAATAGCTGCAAATGTGCTGGGCATTGCGCTCAGCCATTGCTGTGATCAGTAGCCCCAAACTGTTCAGCTCACCGCCGTCAGTCATCTGGATGCGCAGCTTCTTGTGCGTCTTGTTCTGCTGGACGGTGAGGTATCCGCCCTGAATATCATCGTCTCTCATGACCAGCACATCCGCCGGCCGCTGACCGGTCAGATAAGCCAGGTCCATCGCGTCTTTCAGCTCTTGAGCTGCCTTCCTGTAAACCGCCTCCCAAACCACGTCGTTCGCGTAGTAATCCCTCGGTGTCTCTTTGTTTTTGCGTACTCCCTGGCAAGGATTTTCCTTTGTCGTCAGGCCCCACTCCCGAGCAATGTTGAAAATGTGGGAAAGGGTGGCGATTTCCCGATTCGCCCGTACCTTTGCCGATCGGGCGTCGCGGTAACCTGCGATCGTCGACGGCGTGATCAAGTCAATCGGTGCGCTATCGAACATCGTCCGTAGCTGCTTGATCTCCGCCATATTGTCCTTTTGCGTGCGCGGGGCTTTCTTGGGCACGATGTCGCGGATGTACCTATCGAAAATCCCCTTCATCGTGCGCAGGTCGAGTGGTTTTTCCTTGGCTTCCAGCTCTGCCCATTTGATTCTGGCCTGGTCTAGGTCTTTGCCCAGCGGTATCGCTTTTCCGGTGAGGTCCAGATAGAAATAGGAGATCCAGACCTTTCCGCTTTTACGTGTCCGCGTCCACTGGTACATCCGGGGCGGCAGGTTGCGTGTGTCGGCCTTGCGGGGTCGCATATCAGTTCACCTGCGAATAGTCTGGCGTCCATGCCGGCGCAGCCGGTGGCGGGTTCGGATCGGCAATCGTAGGGCTGATCATGCCCAGCTTCATGCGGGCATACATCCGACCCACTAGCGGGCGCTTACCACGGCTTTCGACGAAGACCCACTGGCGATCAATCAGCCAGCGGCGCTGGTAGGCGCGGGCCTTGTAGCCGGTGAGTTCGGCCAGCTCCTCGTCAGAGAGGATTTCTGTTTCCATTGTGATGCTCCATGCCGCGCGTGGCGGCAGAAGGTGGTGATCAGTTGGTCGGTGTGGCCATGAAGTCTTGGCCGAGTTTCCACGCGATGTAGCATCGGGTCAGCGCCGCAGAAGGCGTGCCCGTAAATCCGACGTGTCCAAATCCCTGGGCCTCGAACTGCGCGCCGTGCCCGAACAGCGTCAGTATTCCTGCCTGCGTCATCTCCTGGATAAGAATCGCCGATTCACCGAGGTGCGAGTCCGGCCGAAAAGCGAAGGGCTCGCCGCCGGGGCCCGTATCGCGGTAAAGACATGGGCCGGAGGCGTACAACTGGATTCCCTTCCTTTCTTCGACGCCCTGGGCTCGGGCAGCCCACAGAGCTAGGTCGGCGCCTTCGAGGTCTTGGATGGATACTTTTTCGCGCATACGAATTCCTCGCCCGCCGTACACCGGCAGGCTGTTGAGTTGAAAAAAGGTCTACGGTTATGGTTTCAATACCAAAGTTTCGGGGTGAGCAATGCGTGGAACGCTAGAAGTCGAATTCGACGGGAAGACCCATAAAATCTCGTATTCCATAGACGGCGGGATTATTACCGTGAGGGTTGCAAGTCTTTCAAAACCCGCTCAGGTGGGCGGGTCTCCACCTGAGATAATTGCCCGGATAGTTGCAAAGGAACTGCTCTTGGAAGCGAAACAGAAGCGGTTGTTGTAGGTTTACTGTTGGATCAGTTCGGCGGGGACCTTCACGGCGCCGCCGCGCTTGGCGAAGATCACGGCGCGGAACACTGCGATGGTTCGTGTTTCGCCGGTGACCCGGTTAAACGGATCGTTGGTGATGTCGGCCAGCCATGCGTGCCGGTGACCAACGTCGACCCAGACGCCGTACTTCGTGATCAGTTGCTCGGCGTCGGGCAGTGCGAAGAGATCCATCTGACCGGTGCCGGGCTGCTGATCACCCTCGATAGCGTTGATTGCCCACTCCAGTGCCGGACCGGCCAGATCCTCGGTGCGGACGCTGACCAGGCGGCTCATGGTTTGCGCTCGGGATGCCAGCGCGCCTTGTATTGAGCAATGAGCTCGGGAGCGTACGAACTGATCCAGCCGCATTGGCATTGGAATTGTTCGCCATTCCATCGTGTTCTCGCCCAAACCATGCAAGCGTCGGCGCCGCAATATGGCGTGTAGCCAGGCTTCCTCATGAGTGCTTCTTCCATGCGGCTCATCGCCACGGCGCCTTGTAGATGAGGTAGGCCATGTAGAGCGGGGCGAAGATCATGGCGTCACCCGCTTGAACTCGACGACCCAGACCCAGGGGTTGGCGTCCCAGTCGCCGCCGGTGGAGTTCCACAACTCCTTCCAAGCCGCTGGGTACCAGTCTCGGTAATTCGGTGAAACGTCATCGCTTGCCAGCTCCAGCGGACACTGCAGGCCTTCCGCCCGGATATCGGCGCGGCTGATGTCCTGCAACCGCTCGACGCGGACGGCTGTGATCTCCAGCAGGATGCGGCACGCGGCACGCGGCATGTGAATGCTGGGTTTGTACTTCAGGCCGAAGTCTTTCCTTGCTTCGTCGCTGTGTGACCCTTGGCGACAGTCGGCAGCGTAGGCGTATCGCTGAAGCGGGCCGTCCGGGTCTGGGCGATGCTCGACACCGGTGCCGCGCAGATCGATGAAAGTCTCGCGCACCCACAGCCGATCGCCTTGCCGCCCGTACGGGCAACCCCCGTACATTGCCAGCTCAGCCGCGCATTCCTCCTCAGTCGCACCGAATGCCGCGAACCCCCAGCGCGGATGGTCTTGAACCACGGCGATCCACTGATGTTCGGGGGAATCGGATTTGCTACGACTCGGGATCTGATTCCCTTTGATCGGGCGCCGGGTGACCGTCTTCTGGCCGGACAGAATCGCGCGCACCATCGCACCATTGAAAAGAATGGGCCGCTCTTTGTGGAGTGGCTCCGGCGCCGGCCGCGGCTTGGCCATTTTCGCCAGGCATCGTTTGCAGCTGACATATTCGCGTTGGTGGGTGCCGTCCCATGCGACTTCGGAATCTTCATTCAGACCGCAAGCCGACAGCGACCAGCGCTCGTTGTCCTGCGTGCAGCCGGAGTCGACTATGAGGTGGTTTTTCCTGGGCATGCCGGTTCCTTGCCGCTATAGCGGCTGACTTTGAAGGGGGAGTGAGTAGAGGTTTTTGAAGCGACGGCTACTATCGATATGAATCGGTTATAGCGGTGGTCCAGATGCTCAACGAGTCAGATAAGGTTGGACAAACGTTCAAGCGGGCGTTTTTCCGGGTAGATGGCGTGACGATGTATTTCTTTTGGGCAATTTGGCTAGGGCTCACGACTTGGGCGCTGTTTGACCCTGCTCCTTTAAGAATGCCCGCCTGGATGCCTTTCCTGATCGGCCTGGTAAGTCCATTTCTCTACATCTTTTTTGGTGTAATGCGCTCACCTGGTTTGTTGACGGCGCTGATCATCGTTTTTTTCAATGTTAAATTCCTCTCGGTCTTCATCTGACTTTGAAGGGGGAGGGAGTTACTGCGGGGTGCAACGATTGAAGCGCTTGCGGAACTCGTAAACCATGCCACGCATATCTACCAAAGATTCCTGCAAGTCCTGGCGCGCTGCGTCGATTGCCTCAAACAGCTCGCCTTCGCCGTCGTCGCCACCCTCATCGACTGCCAGCAGAGCCAAGCCGTATGCTTGGAACTTCGCCAGTACGTCGTCGGCTGAGTCGGCCATGTATTCAGCATGCTCAATGGCGTAGTCCTCTGGTGATCGATCAGGCATCACCACCGTGACCGGCGATGGCAGGTGCGTAGCGTTCCAGCGCTCGAAGGCTTCCTGCGTGGTCGCGGCCTCGATCTTCTCGTCGCACTGGTTGCACGCCGCCACACCGCCCGAGGCACCGACATCCCGGTGGCCTTGCTTGCACGGGTTCATGTGCCAATCATCATCCTGTTCCGGCTCGGTACTGGCGGAAAGCTGGGCATCGATATCAGCCATAAGCTCTGCAGGAAGGTCGAAATCCGCTTCGCCCGGATCACAATGCTGTTCGCGGACGGAGCTCACACAACGCCGCAGCAACCCTGCCTGCTCATCAATCCGCTGATCCGCTGCGTTCAGGAGCTGCTGCAGGGCGTCACGCTCGTCCTGCACGCGCTTGAAGTCCGGCCACATCACCAACTCATCGTCTTTCGGCTCCCACGCTGAGGAGCATCCGAACAGGTAACCGTCTCCATTAACCCAATACCGGCTTACTTCGCTCATCATGCAATCTCCATCGCCCGCCGAGCTTGTGCCCGAGCTTCGTCCTGCATGGCAGAGTTGCCACTCTCTACCCAGGGCACAAAACCGGATTGCGCCGACCAGCCTTCGTAGATGGCGCGCGCCCTGGCCTCCAGTGCGAGAGCGGCGGCATTGTCAGCCTCGTCGTGACGATCAATCCGCGCTTTCATCGCCTTGAACCGAATCCCATCCAGAAACCCGCACATCTGCGATTGGGTGTGCATCGTCCGATGCTTTCCGCTTTCGCAGATCGCCTGAACCTCGGCGCGGAATGCTTCGAGTTGTTCGACTTTGCGTGCCAGTGCTTCGTGATTGTTGTTCATATATGCGTCCTATGCCGGGGCATGCCCGGGCGGTGGAGGGTGGTGAGGGATCAGCTACAGTTCAGCGATCAGTCAAACGGAGGTGGTTATGGATAATTACGTTTGCGTTATCTGTGGTGGGAAGGGCAAGGAAACGTATTCGGCAGGGGAGTTTAGAGATGTTGATTGCTCCGAATGCGGGAAGTACCTGATATCCAGAACAGTACTTAAACAAATGGAAGATCAGGGACAGCGCTTAAACATCTCTGCGACCAGGTCATGCATTAATGGCTTCATCGCCGCTGGAAAGCCTGCCGTGATTTCGCGAGCAGAGGTAGCGGCATATCAGCTGTTTTCTAAGTAGCGCCAAGCTGCCGCAGAATCCGCCGGCCAATCCAGCGTACGCAAGGCACGGCCTTGCTGTTGCCGATCGCCTTGTAGCGCGGCCCGTCGGCGTCTCGCACGTACCATGCTTTGCTTTTCTTTGCTTGGCGCACGTCCATGCCGTCGGCGATGCACTGCTCCGGAGTCTCGTCGGCGTCGAGCTTTCGCCAGCCATCCCAAGGGATATGCGTGTAGTCGTCCGGCATACCTTGTAGGCGTTCGCACTCACGCGGAGTCAAGCGCCGAACCATTGATCCGCCTACCAGCATTTCAGCCTCGGTCACTGGGTTGCTGTTATTCCACATGTTCCCCGATCTGAGGGTGGGTGAAACTGATGCGACGATTGCAACCTGACCGCCACCGTTTGCATGGCTTCCCGAGTGGTTCATGGCGCGCAGTGTTGGCGCGACATCCCCGGCATCCGCGCCGTAATCCTTGCATGAGAAAGCAAGCACGGCATTTTCCATCCCATTGTTTCTGCCGAGTGTGTGCGTTTGATCGATTCGCACATCGGGATCCTGAGTGCCGTGCACCACGAAGCTCTCAACTTCAAAATCAATCCGCATCCCTTTTGCGGTCAGGCAAGCCGCGACCTCTATTGCCCCGCTGGTTCGTCCGCCGCCATAAGCCGATACCGGAATGAATGCTTCGGAGTCTGCACGATGGCTGCTTTGTGATTGCGCGCGGAGAGTTGGCGCGGTCAGAGGGATATCGTCCGTGCTGTATCCGCCCCTCTTTCGAGCGCCGCCTGCAATGGTGCTGGCAATGTTTTCTTCCTCGCCAAGGCGCGGCGCATAATCCCTGCGCACGCCGTCGCGCTCAAAAAGTACCTCGGTGGGATCGAATCCGTCTCGAGCACTTGCGATAACGAACACACGGCGGCGTCGTTGGGCCAAGCCGAAATATTGGGCGTCCAAGACCCTCCACGCGATTGTTCTTTTGGGTCCATACACACAACCAGCGTCCGGCCACTTCTTCCCTGAAGGCTGCAGTTCGCAGTCTTCCCCAGCAAGCGCGCCAAGAAAGCATCCGAAGGCGTTCCCTTTGTCGCTGAGGACACCGGGAACGTTTTCCCATACGACAACGCAGGCGGGCTTTCGCTGGCCGGCGCGAACATAGTCAACTGCATCTGCAAGCTCCACATATTTGATGGTGAGGGCGCCGCGTGGGTCGGTGAGTCCTTCGCGCATGCCGGACGCTGAACGCCTGGCACGGGGTTCCGCCGACGAGGACGTCCGGTGCGGCGATCTTTCCGGCCAGCACCTGGGCGCCGAGTTTGGTCATGTCGCCAAGGTTCGGCGTATTCGGGTAGTGGTGGGCGAGCACTGCGCTGGGGAAGGGGTCTATCTCGGCGAACCAGGCGGCGCGCATGCCGAGCGGCTTCCACGCAAGCGTTGCCGCCTCAATGCCGGAGCAGACGCTTCCATAAGTGATGTTCATAGTGAGCTCATCTGAAATGTAGGAGTTTCGGCCGCGCCTGCTATGATGGCTCACAGCCACAACTAGGAGCCCTGAAGTGCAGCGTTTTAGAACAGAATTTATCCATCACTATAAATATCGGCGTCGAGCGGGTTTTAACTTCCTTGTAATGGAGTTCTATAAACTTATAGATCGTATATTTACATTCTTGGCTCCTATCCTAATTGCAAGTGTTTCGATATTTGCAGTGCTGGGAATTGGTCTTGCGGTTTATTTTCATTTTTTGAAAGGAATGGATATTCCTCATGTAGAGATTAAGCATGTTGAGACCGCAGCTTATTGGGGGCAGATCGGAGATTTTGTCGGCGGCTTGCTTAATCCTCTCCTTAGTTTTGCAGCATTGATGGCAGTTCTCTACAGCTTGCGGGCTCAGAACAAGGAGCTAGCGTTGGCGCGCTTAGAGTCTAAGGAGAATCAAAGAATTCAAGCTCAACAGAGTGCGATATTCGAAAGGCAGAATTTTGAGTCGGTTTTTTTTCGTTTGCTTGATATTCATTCAAAGTTAGCTAATGAACTGATTATGGTATATACCACTGTTTCATTCGGCAAGGCTGAAGAGAGGCAGGTCGTGGGGGCTGAAGCGTTCAAGTATATAGTAAGCAATTATTTTCCGTTCGGGCGAAATATATCATCTGCGGATTTTTATAGGAAAGGCTTGTTGGACGCAAGTCGCACGCTCTCACTAAGATATCAAAAACAATTAGCGCATTATTTTCGTAACCTGTATCAGATACTAAAACAGATAGATAGCTTAGGGATGGACCCGTTGCGTCTCGCTAGGCCGTCCTCTATGGCTAATGCTCGGGCTTGGGCGGAAAACTATAATACACAGAGAAACTATGCGAACATGCTTCGTGCTCAGTTAAGCTCAATGGAGTTGAATGTTATTTTATTGAACTGTTTGACTCAAAAGGGAGAGGGCATGAAATATTATATTGAAAGATTTTCATTGCTGAAACACATCGATAGGTTATATTTTGGCGATCATTTTACTGCGTGCTCAGATTTAATTGATGATCTCGCATTTGCGGATTCCGAGGAGATCAGCCCAGGAAGACTACAAAAGCATATACGTGAACGGATTGACCGTCTGAGAGATGCCGAGCGGAATAGATCTAGATAGTAACATCTCAATGTAGGTGATCTTGATGTGGGCATTCCTAACTTTGGTGACCTCAGGGCGGTTATAAGCGGCTCTCGAAAGTATATTTCTGATTGGTAGCGTGGCAACCACATGGTCTCTATGCAATTGCCCGAAGATGGGTACTGCTGGCGAATGTTGTGGTCCTTGCACACAACCATATGCCTCGCCGGCTGGTTTGATTCTCAGAAGTGGGGTATTTATCTGAAATCTCACACTGGCAGGAGGCCGACATGAGGATGCAGCGATGTAGACGCATTGGCGGCGATCGAAGAGGACGCCAAGGCAATGCTGAAACGGATAGGGCTGCCGGACGACGCAGTGAAGCTTGAGGTGGTAGTGTTCCTTCGCGAGGTGATCGACCTGGCCAGCTATATGGAGTCGAAGCATCGGCTGGTTGAAGCGCCGAGCATCGTCTGAGCTCAGCCTTGCTGGCAAATTGCCGCCCTTTGCGGTATTTGTGTTCGGTCAGGCATGCGGCCGGAGAGGGCGAGCGATGAGTTGGGAGTGTGTCTCGTATTGGATTGAGCATCACCCGGGATTGGCTTCTTGGGTGCAAGCAATTGGATCAATTGGCGCGATAATCGCTGCTGGCTATTTTCCAATTTCGCACGAGAAGGCGCGGGAGAAGCGTGATCGTCGCAATGTTCTCAGGTCATTAAGTTACTTGGCCGATCCACTTGAAAGGTTTATGAGGATGCTTAGTAGGGCTCTTCTGGAAGTGGACTACCAAAACAGATGGTTAGCTGGAGATGAGTCTCGGGAGCTAGGAATTCTCGGAAAGTCTCTTAATGAAATATCTGCAAACATGGTTGTTGCATTTGAGATCACATTGCTGACAGATCTAAAGTTTGCGTATGAGTATGCTGCTGAAATTGACCAGTACCTTCGAGTTACGAAATCCACTGATCTAAGCGCATTGCCCGACAATCTTAGCTATCACAACGGTTGCGAAAACTGTATTTCTAAAATAGAAATTGTAAAAGAAACTCTTGTAGGCTTGATACAAGCTAATAGATAAACAACCTTACAGCGCCCTCCGCGATCGGTGGTGGCAATTGGGTTTTGGTTGGGGTATTACGGGTGACCGGCATGTGGCCGGAAAGGAGCGATATGTGTTTGAACTGAGTAAGCTTTTTCCAATAACAGTTGTTGTTGCTGTTTTTCTATTTTTTTTTAAAGAAATTGTTGAGTTTTTTAAAAAAAGGTCGGAAAAGACACGCAAAATATCCGCATACAAAATCCTCATCGCGGAGGAAATGTCTAAGAATGCGTGGACGATTTTTATCTTGCGAAAAGCTGTTGACCGGCTTTGCGATCCGGCCCTCGCGGTGGAAGTGTTGAAAGGATCGGACGGATCCACTCACGTTAAGACGTCCAAGGAAAAAGATTACACCACAGGTATAATCCTTCCTTTTCACTCATCCATATTCGATAAGCACATTGTTGATTTGGCGGTTGTGGATAAAATGTTTTTTCTGCGCGTAAAGGAAACATATCAAAAAATCGCTGAGACTAAAGCTGCCATTAATACAATTTTGGAAATCTGCATGAATCCTGTTTTAAACGCTGCGAGAAATGTCGTAGTAAAAGACTTGGTTGGATTAATAGATTCAGCCGAAGTGCATATAAAGGAAACATTCACACTTTGTACTGGGCGCCAACTGGACTCTCATAAACCAATTTCATTCATATGACTGGCACGCGGCAATGAGCTAAAGCCGGTTGAAGCCGTAGGATCTCGTCTCCCTGCTCTGGCGGATCGTCGGAGAGCGACTTCATGCCTGCGGCCTGAATGATGCGCAACACCTTTTCAGTAACAACAAAAGGTGTCGTGACACATCGAAGCATCTTGGCCTGCGTTTCGAAGTCGGCGTCGATCAGGTTCTTCAGCAGCCGCTGGTGAATGTCCTGCTGGTTGTTGATGCCGTGGGCCTTCATGACCTTCTTCAGGTCAGGCTTGAACACACCAGCCACTTCAACAGTGAACTTCTCTATGCCCAGCGCGGCATTCTTGGCGGCTTCCTTCTCGCGCTTCTTGCGCTGCTTGATGGCTTCCGCCGTCGGCTCCTCCTGTTGTTCGTCGGCCATGGCCTACCTCTTCAATACCGCTGGCCGGCAAGTCCAGCCAGGTTTGTCGGCGGCGTGTCGTCGCCCGGTTACTGATGCGTTTCATGAGTTGAAACTGAATCCGTTCTCGCTGGCGATCAGCGCAACCCGCTTGACGTGCATGTGCAGTGTCTTGGCCGTCTCGCTGATGGTCTTGCCGGCTTCGGCCAGTTCGCGCACCTTCGGGGCGATTTTGTTGCGCTCGACGGGCAGACGGTCGTGGTGCGGTGTGGATGCCAGCTTTGGATCGCCAGTGACGCCACTGGGGATTTGCTGAGCCTTACCGCCGGAACCGAAGAACTGATCAAGTTGCTGGTTCAGGTTGTCGAGCAACTGGTCTCGTGGGTTTGGTATTGGTGCACCGATCAATGCACACCTTCCGCCAGGCGATTGGCCTGCTTCTCGAATGCGATTGCCATGTTCAGCGCAACCTGATAGTTGAAGCGGAAGGCCTTTGTCTTGCCGGTAACCAAGTCAACGATGTGATAGGCGTTGCCGACCGTCTTCACCTGGAAGCGCACTTTCTTATCCGGCGCCACCAGTCCAGCAAGCCGGGCGAACTCTCCACGGGCTGCGTGGGAGCGAACAAACAAGGCGTTGAGAACTTCCCGGCGCTGTTGCATCAGTGGGTGCATTTGCATGGCTGATCCCTCGGTGGTGGGTTGCGTTTATTCCCTTTGAAGGGCATGAGCATGGAAAAGCAATTCGGCAATTCAGACTTATTCAACGCTGCTTCGTAGCACCGCATAGAATCCCTTGGTGGCGGTATGGCTAGCGTGGAGATGTAAAATATTGCGTTGAATACGAAGTGGTTTTTGATATGTCCAAAGAAGAATTAGGAGTTTCCGCTATAGAGTAGAGGGTGGTCGGTGAGTTCTGTGCGATCTACATTGAGGTGGTATGAGCCCGTGACACGCTCTCAATTGAAAATTTTCTAAAGAGTCACACTTCACTGCCGACAAAGGATAATTACCAATCACGACTGCATCGAGGATGAAAAATGGATTTGCGTTTAACAAGCACGGCTGTTGGGTGCACTACATTCAAAGGGGATTTTGCCGCGCTAATTCATAAGCTAAGGTTTGACAACGGCGATACCGTCCTTACAAGCTGGAGCATAGACGCATGTGCCCGGCTTATCGCAGTGCTTTCTCAACACCTTAATCCGCTTGGCTCTATAGCCATTAACACAGCCGCAGAAGACCTCTTTCAGTCGAAAGAAGGACGGCTGACACAAGCCGAAGTTGAAATGCCTGGCCTTGACTCTGTCGTGGGTGAGATCCTTGGGGTATCCGTCGGCCGCGAGCTTCACGTCACCTTACGATTCACAAACAGTGGCGACGCCAAGGTCATCGTTCTCGGCCTGGATGAGGCTCGATGCCTGATGGGCTACTCAGGAAATACTCTGCAGCACGCAGGTGTACTAGAAAAAGTAGTGGTGGCTTCACATCACTATGTACAACCGATCACTCTTTTCACCTGCAGTTTCAGTTCTGGCGGAGAAAAAATTCATCACACGAGAAATGAAGATATTGATCCGAATCATTACAACTTACTACCAAACCTATACTCCGTTACGGTAGTTGACAATTCCAACCTTGCAAAAAAACAAGTGGTTGGCGGTTTTCTTTTGAAAACCATTGATACTTCCGGTCAGCCAGGTTTTCAAAACAGCGTCCTCGAAATAATGAGCAGTACACCAGGATTTATTACATTAGAGAAAAGTAAAATCTCTTACGTTACAGTTCGCATGGGCGTATTGGACGGAGGGCAAATGACGGAAAAGGAAATGCTTCACCATTTTATTGAACAGTACACAACATATTCTGTAACCGGTAATGCATAAATAGCTTAGCCCTCTCAGTTGCTGAGAGGGCGGTTTCGGTCTTTACCGAAAGGCCTCAATCACTTCAGCAAAACCCTTATTAACGAATATAAATTTTCTCCTTGAGGGTTCCCGTCGTTGGATGCATTTTTTAGACTTTCACGTTAATTGGAGCCTCAAGACGCAAATCGTATGTGAATACTTAACGTCGCTCCTTCTCCTTCTCCTTCTCCTTTCAAGTTCACTCACGTGGACTTCTTTCTAAATCCCAGGTGCCGTCAGCGAGCTTGACATTCAGTCCCTCCTGCAGGACCCCAAACGCCAGGCTTTCATAGCGAGTGACTATCTACCGATTGATAGCTCGGCTCGTCTTGCAGTTGACAGCGAGTCTTCCTGCTAACCCAGTTCGATCAGCATTATTGGATGGTCGTTGGCTAATACAACATGCGGCGTACAGCTGTTGGAGCCTGTTTAAGTAGGCTCACTGTATGAGGTCCGGCGCTCCTCATAGCCGAGGCTCGGAGCGCTAATTCATTCTTTGTCTCTCCCTTCTCCCGCTGGGATTCGCGGAGCGCATTGCTTGCCGGGTCATTCACTCGGTTAAGGCGTTTCACCATCGAGCAGCCGTCCAGGTTGTTCCTGTCGTTGGCAGGCTTTCGGGCCTGTCTGCTCGCCGGTCGCCGGTAGAGGCAATGCGGTCTGTTTTTTGTAGCGCTGACTGTTAAAGAGCGGCGGTTCTGTTGAGGTCCTTCGCAGTGGCTGTGTGTCGCTGCGATGGGTTAACAATACCTCCGGTATTTCTAGCGGTCAATACCGCCGGTCATGTATTTTTCAGAGGACATGAAAAACCCGCTCAGCGGCGGGTTTCGGATCGGATGAGGAAGGAGGAAGCCCGGCACTAAGCCGAGCCTCTAAAATGCTTTATGGAGTTAAGAGGTAGAGGTGTCCCAGTCGAACCACTGAGCAGTCAGGCGCTTGAACCAGCCCAGCTGGCTAATATTTTTGTCCGCTTCCTCCTTAGGATATAAGGCTCGAATTACATCGTTTCTGGCGAGAATCTCAAGAGCTGGGAGCGTTGGTGGCTCGTCTGCCTCAATCCTGCGGATGCGGCTCTTGTACTCTCGAATCTTGGAGGCTTGGGAGGAGGGATCATCTAGAAACATCTCCGCCTCAATATCTAGGTAGCGTTTGCGCAAGTCATTATGTAGCCACGCCCTCTGCCCAGTGCCAACTACCAAGTCGACTGCCGAAGCGGCTGTTACCAAAAGCGCCGCCGCACCTGTCACGTACGCACTTGCCCCGGCAATTAACGACGTTACTGCGGCTGAGCCAAAGATGATGCCGATAAAAGCAGTGAACCGACCCCAGCGAAGGAAAAAAGCCCCCCTTCGCATGTGGTATCGGATATTGCGCTGTACATAAAAACTAAGCTCGTGAAGCTCAATTTTAAGGCTATCGGCATCTTCCATCTTCAGTTCCCTTTAGGTGGGCGCGGGACGGGTCGGCTCTCCGATATAGTATTCGGGCCGTTACCACGGTCACTTTTGCTCCAACCATCATTTGTGTGAACAGGTCTGCTTGGTGGCTGTGCAGGTTTCGGTGCTGGTGGATTTTTAGGCTTGTCACTCATACCAGTCTAGCTCCTTTTATATTGATCTTTTGCCATGTTGCAGGTCACATGACGGCGACTGGCATTAGAGCATCCCGCCGCGCCAAACCACGCGTCCGATGATGCGGACTTCGTTTATTTCACCGTCACGCAGAATCTCATCGCCGTACCGCGTCTTGTCCGAGTTGTCGCTACGGATGATCCAGCCCTCGATGTCCGACTTCACCAGACGCTTCACGATCGTGCCTTTGGTGGCGCTTTGCATGGCGAAGATGTGGCCATCTTTCGGCTCAATACTCGACTCATCCACTAGCAGGACGTCGCCGTCGTTGATGGTTGGCTCCATGCTGTGCCCGCTCGCATAGATGACGTCCAGATGCCGCTGGTTCAGGTTGTTCGCCCGTAGCCAAGACGACTTGAACGCCATGACGCCACGAATCTCTACGTGAGGGTTTTCTTCGCCGGTACCAGCTGATCCTTGAGCAGTGAGCTGGAGAACGCCGGTGTAACTAGGATCATCCTTAAGATCAAATCCTCGCGGAGGGATTCGTGTATCAATCGCATGATCAGCTGCCGTCGGACGACGGTCGGGTAGGGCGGATGTCATTTTCTCGATTTGAGCTGCAAGGGTTGGGCTGATATCGGATATCGGCACATCAAGCGCCCTAGCAAAAACTACCGCTGCATTAACACTCAGCGCCGTGCGGCCATTCATAAAATGGCTCACAGCGCCTTGGGTTACCCCGTCTCCCAGCTCGGATGCGAGCTTTTCCTGGGTGAGCTTCAGCTCCCCACGTTTCGCTTGGAATATGGATTTCAAGCGCGCGCTGTCTTGCAGCTGCCATTCGGATAGCGGAAGCCGTCGGGAGTCTTTTTTCATACGGTGATCTTATTACCCACGGTATTAATGATGCCAATATCGCCGGTATTGACCGAATACAATACCGGCGGTCATACTTGCGGCGGACAACCATACTGAGGACGTCGCCATGCGCCGTATCCCACTTTCTGAATTCGCCAAAGAGCACGGTCATACCAAGGCTGCGCAAATGCTTGGTTGCACCCAGGGTGCGCTGAGCAAGGCAATCCGCGTCGGGCGAGACGTATCGGTGACTCTTGAGGACGACGGCAGTCTCTCGGCGCTGGAGCAGCGCCCCTTCCCGTCGCAAAAGAGCGTCGCTTAACCATGTCTTGTCCTGAGTGAGAGCACAGCCCGCTCAAACCCATTCAGGGCATGCGATCAAGTTTGACTCTCGACTGATTGGCCAATGATTCAAATGCGGGCCAAAGCCTGAGCTTAGAAGACAAGGGCAGGGTGGAAACTGGAGCACCTGCAAAGCAATAAAGGGCGGCTATCTCGCTTTGCGGTTCTGATGAGTCGGTCACGGATATGTCCTTGATCATTCGATAAGCAAATGATCGCGCCGCTGGTCGCGCAAAGCCACGTAACAATTTTCGAGGTGTGACATGCAGGAGTTGATGAGGGCGATCTATGACGTGGTTGACGACCATGGCACCAAGAAAATCGCCGAAGGCGCGGACTTCAAGTCGCGGACGCTTCTTTCCCAGAAGGCAAACCCGGACTACGACACCCACCGCATGAACGTGGAAGAGCTGCATCGGATCATGAAGTTCACCCAAGACTTCCGTCCGCTCAAAGCATGGGCGGAGGCGTTCGGTTTCGAGCTGGCTCCGAAGAAAAAGCCGGAAGGCATCAATCTCAACGCCGCACTTCTTCGACTGCATGCCGACCTTGCTGACGTTACTCGCCTTGCGTTCGACGCACAGGCTGATGGGCGCGTCTGCTCGGTCGAGAAAACGAGCCTGCTCAAGGAGGCGGAGGAAGTGATCGTCAGCCTGGAAGTGTTCAAGCAGTCCGTGAAGGCAGCCTGAATAGCAGACACAAAAAAGCCGACGGAGAAGGTCGGCTGATTCGCAAAACTAGAGAGACCTGATTATGCAGAGCCAGCCAAATTCTAGCAATACCCAGAACAATGTCGCGACACGTTTTCAGAGTTCGCAAAGCGTGTCGCAACACACGTCATCTCGTTTTGCCGAATTGAATATCGGAGCCTCGCTGTGAGCGTTCAAGCAATGTCATGGGCGCTGTCTTTGCCCACGCAAGTTCTCAAGGATGCCAGTGCCCGGCACGTTCTGCTGTGCCTGGCCAACTATGCCGGATCGAATGGTGCTGGCGCGTTCCCGTCGGCTACCACGCTGGCTCAGGACACCGGTCTTTCCGAGCGCACCGTGCGTTACAAACTGAATGACTTGGAGACGTCCGGGCTGATCAAGCAGGGCAACCAGGCGATCGCTGCTGTTCACATTGATCGCCATGACCGACGCCCAGTCGTTTACGACCTTCAACTATTGCGGGGTGCAAGTGCTGCACCCCGTTCCGAACGGGGTGCAAATGAAGGCACGGGGTGCAATCCACAACAGAACGGGGTGCAAGCTACGACAGAACGGGGTGCAGCGGCTGCACCCAATCCGTCACTTAACCATCAATTAACCGAAGAGCAGCAACAGCGCGAGATTGATGTCGCGATCGCGGAGCAGAACAACGCCGCAATCGAGCCGCAGGATAATCACCAGCGCTTCTCCATGTTCGCGACTTGGTTGCCGAACGAGAAAGCGTTGTCGGATCAGATCGCCATCGCGGGGCTTCCGGCCGACTGCGTCCCTGACGAAGCGGTTCGCAAGTTCAAGGGCTTCCACTGCGCCAAGCCAAACACTCTCGATTCCGGCTCCGGCTGGTGCTACCGCCTGGTCCAGTGGGTGAAGCGTGAGCGAGTGCAGGCAGCAGGTCGTGGTCAAGAGCCTGATTTCAACGACACCAGTTGGGGTGATGACCTGGGAGGTCTGTGATGAAGTCTGTTTCGAGTGTGCTGCAAATGTTACCCAATGTGGCGTCGGCTGAGGTCGCGCCAGTGAAGGCGGATGCGGGTACCGTCCAAGTCATCAACGCACTGTTCCGCGAGCTGATGGCAATCTTCCCGGCGTGGAAGCAGGCTTGGCCTGATCAAGAGGCCGTCAACGCCGCGAAAGCCACTTGGACCAAGGCGTTCATGGCCGAGAAAATCACGAAGGTCGAGCAGATTCGCTTCGGCATCGAGCAGTGCCGGAAGCTTGGCTCTGACTTCGCGCCGAGCGTAGGCAAGTTCATAAACCTGAGCCAGCCCACGCCTGAAATGCTTGGGCTGCCACCGCTCGAAACGGCGTTTCGCGAAGCGAGCCGCAATGTCCATCCGTCGATGGCCGGCCAAGCGAACTGGTCACATGATGCGATTTGGCACACGGCCAAGGAGTCGGGTTTCGAGAGTCTGAACCGCCTCGAAACCTCGCTGGCGCGCAAGCTGTTCGAGCGCAACTACGTGATCACCGTGCGCCGTTTGATCGATGGGTTGCCGCTCCAAAAGATGCCGCTGGCATTGCCCGCCCGAGTTGACGGCCGCCGTACACCTGAGATCGGAAACAGAGCGCTCTCCGAGCTGCGCGCCATGAGATCGGGGGCTGCCCGTCATGCCTGACCGCCGCCTGGCTGTTCCTGAAATCGATACCTATCGCTTCGCAGTGTTCTGCTGCTCGTTCAAGGTCGATCTGAGTTCGCCGCCTGATCACGCGCTGGCGCTGTTTGCCGACGAGGCCATGGCCAAGCGTTATGGCTCGTGGATGTGGCCTGGGACCTACGAAGTCGTCGACGTAGTGACGGGGAAGCCTGCATGCGAGTGAGCTCGAGAAAGCTTCGCGCCTCGGCAAATGGCCAAGAGTGCACCGTCCGGATGCCAAGCATCTGCAATCACAATCCAGAAACCACCGTCCTCGCGCATCTGTCTTGCGGGCAGAAGGGTATGGGCATGAAAGGTTTTGACACCGTGGCGGTGTACGCGTGCAACGCTTGCCACGACGTGATCGACGGCCGCGCCGCCGGCGAGATCGACTGGCAGGACGTGCCGCGCGCCATCGCCGAAACCCACGAAGCCCTGATCAGGGCTGGAATTCTCACCGTTAAGGGGGCCGCATGAGTACCGCCGCGGTGAAGATCACCGAAGCTGAGATCAAGCGCCAAGTGGCCGGCACCGTACAGGACGTACGCGACATTGAGAATAAGGGGCTGTACCTGCGCTTCAACAAGGCTCGAACCGGTGGCTCGTGGTACCTGGTGTTGAAGGGCAAGTGGAATCCCATCGGCACGTTCCCCGAGCTGACTCACAAACAAGTTGTAGCGGCGCTGCCGTCGCTTCGGCTGCGTCTGGCCGCCGGGGAGGGCGCGAGCCTGTCGAAGTGGAACGCTGTTGGCGAACTGCTGGACTGGTTCGCTGATCGCATGTCGCGCGATCGCAATCTGTCGACCAAACGTAAAAACACCGGCGCCTCGATCATCAAGTGCCACCTGAAACCGCGCCTCGGCGAGCTGCCCCTGATCGGCATCGACAAGGCCGCTCTCGACACCCTGCTGATGTGGCCGCTGCAGGAGACGGTTTCCATCGACTACGTACGTTCCGCGTTTCAGCTGTTGGCCTTGTCATTCCGGCAAGCGGCCAAGCTGGGGATGATCACGTCCAACCCGATGGCAGCGATCCGGTTCAACGACTTCTCTAAGGCAAAGGTCGGCATCAAGCCGTCCCGTCTGCGCGGCGTTCAGTTGGAAGGCCTGCTCGGGCAACTGGCCGAAGTCATGAGCACCGCGCCGCTGGATTCGATGCTCGCACTGATGATGCTCTGCCATGGCACGCGGATCGGTGAAACCCGGATGGCGCGCTGGTCGCACATCAGCCTGGCCGAACGCGAATGGTTCATCCCGGCCGAGAACACGAAAACCGGTGTCGAGCATCACCTGCCCCTGACCGAGCAGGTTTGCACGCTGCTGACCCGGTACCGAGAAAGTCAGTACGCCCGAGGCTATGACGGCCAATGCCTGTTCCCTGCGCGCAATGGCAAGGCGCTGGGCGAGGCACAAGGCTGCGCCGTGTTCCGTCGGTTGGGAAAGGGCGAGTGGACCAGTCACGACTTGCGCAAGGTGGCGCGCACTGGCTGGGCAGATATCGGCATCGACCACCTGATAGGCGAGCTGCTAATCAACCACGCGATGGGGCACAACGTGAAGGTTTACATCCAGTCGGACGTAATGAGCCGCAAGCGGGATGCCCTTGAACAGTGGCACGCACATCTAGATCAGAAAGGCTTTGCAGCGATTCATGGATTGACCGGCTTTAGATTTGAAGATTCTGGTAATTCGCTGCAAGCCACAGAACATAAGGCCCGCAAGGCCACTGAAGAAACAACCATAGGCGAGGTTTTAAATCATGCAGAAAAGGCGAGTGCCTGGCTTTAAGCGAGAGCGGATCGAGCTGGAGCCTTGTTCAATCTGCGCGGGAAAAGCGGTAGTGGAAGGGCTGTTTTATGAGCTGGTTTGCGCTGACTGCAACGGTTCAGGTTGGGTTATTCAGGGCAGCAAGTTGGTGCTTTCTACCGACGAGTTGGTCACCCAGTTAAGTTTCAAATTACAGAGTGCTCAGCGTGAAATTTCAGTACTGAAAGGTTCGCCATCGACGAGCGAGTCACAGAGCCCATATGAACGATCTAACCGCCTGGGGGCGGGCGGCACAAATTACACAGGGGATTGAAGGGAATGATGATTCGTAAACCGGCAGGACGACCGTTGGGCGATACCGAGTACCTGCTCGAGCAGTGGGGTTGGTGGAGGATGGATGGAATGGGTATACCCGGTTACACATCTCCGACGCTCTCGCTGATGCGACAAGCGATGCCACAAGCTGCATCAAGCAAGAATTACTGCATTACTGATGACTGGGCTATAGCTATCGACAACGCCGTAGCTAAGCTAGCGAATCGAGATCAGCAAATGGGGGATATTATCTGGCTCTACTATGGAGCGAAGTGGGCAATGGTAAGGGTAGGGAAGCAATATGGAATCAGTGAAGGTAAGGCGCGAGAGTTGGCCAGAGCAGGGGCAGCTTGGATTGATTGTGTCGTAAGTGAGTTTCGGAAGGTCGCCTGATCTTTAAGGCAAGTCAAAGATCAAATGCCTTACTTGAGGAGGCAGTAATTTTGTTCCTTGAACCCTATTACTGCCTTTTGTTATTTTGACGTCAAGTTGATTCTGAGTCACTCTTTGCGGTTTTTTTTGAGCTAACCATTTTGCCACCTTTTAGCTGAATATTTGAGTTGGTTATGCCTTTTAGAATAAGCTCGTAAGGGTGATTGGCCATTTTTTCACGCTCCGCCCTGTTGAGCAAAAGTAGCTTCAGGACTTCAATGTCCCTGTCGCTAGGCGAAGCACCTGGCTTCAGTCGTCTAATATAATCATCTGCGTCGAAGTACTTTTTAGCATCTTCTCTGAGCGCGAGTAATACTGATGATCTGAAGTTTGAGGTTCGATAAATATATACAATGAATGCTGCCAAGCTAACATACAGGCCGATAATTGCAGTAACTGCTCGATCTGTTAGTGAGGTGGCTGCGAATAGGTAGATTAGTAAAACGCCGATATTGAATATTACAAAGAGATTAATCATTACAGCTTTAAGGCGGCCAGCGCTTTGGGATTGTTCTTGAATCGTTTTTTCTAATATGTTTCCACGCTCCGCACGTTCTTTGATTCGTAGCTGCTCTCGTCTATCCTCTAGTAACGTTGACGGTTCATTCGCGATGAGGAATGCGGATACGGCGTCTACGATTGTGGCTTTAAGTTCAGAGTCGAAGGCATTGTCAAGTGTTTTGATTTTCTCAAGTTTTGCGGCAACTATTTTTGGAATGTCTCGAGTCAGTTGGCCCTCAAGTTCAGCCTCAATAGCAGCTCTCTGAGCTTCTAGATTCTTGTTTGAAAGAAGCTTTTGAATACTCCTGATTTTTTCTTCTAACTCGAATAAATGTTGTGTCATTCGTTTGGATTGATAGCTGCTTGAGTCTGAGTAAAATACTAGCGCGAGACTCCGAGTAAGTTTCTTACCAATTCCGGACTTATAAACTAGATAGCCAGTCGCTAAATACATGAGTGCTAAAACTAAATACGCAACGAGCTTGCCTTCGTCGGCTAGTTTTAAAATTTCCTCTAACATCTTGTCGTCCTTTTGTCCGTGTTGGTAGTTAACTTTATCTGTTGTTTTTTAATTATTATTGTGGTGAACCCCTTGGGTGGGTCGCATTATGGCATATTGCTATCTTTGCGTCATTTGGCCAGCAGAGCGAAAAATCCTAGTTGAGGAAAATATTGGTCATAGCGTGAAAATGCCTTTTCCGCACGGAATAGATTTGTTTTTATGCCAGCGTGAACTGCTGTGAACGCAGCGATACGCTTTCAAAAACCCGACCAATGAGTCGTTTTTTGTACCTACTGACAAGCCCTGCCATTGAGCGGGGCTTTTCTTTTTCGGCCTCCTGCCTGCCTCTTTGCTCTGCGCGGATGACAGTGACATGGGGGCCGAACCTATTTGAGGACTACAGATGAGCACGGAGCAACAAGCTCTCGCGGATGTGCCCCTTTGGCTTTTGATTTTGCTGAGCATGGCGGGCCTGTCGGGAGAAATGCTGAGGGCGTCAGGTAGCGACCTTGGTCTTCGGCAAATCCTGCAACGGGTAGCTTTGCGATTTCTCGCATCCGGTCTACTAGGTATGGCCACGCTGCTGCTCGCAATGGCGCTCTGGAACAACCTGTACCTAGCAGCCGGACTGGGCATCGTCATTGCGGTGATTGGTGCCGATGTAGCCGGTGGTTTGTACACCCGGTTCTTGGCAAAGAAGGCAGGCATTCAAGTCGACGAGTAAGCCGCTGACAATCAAATACTTTAAGAAGATTGGCCAATGCAGGTCCGCGTGATAGGCGATGTCGGGAAGGAATTGTGGGTCAAAGATGAGACCCGACCCGACCTGGAGCTGACATCGCCGGGGACCCTGAGGTTATCCGAAGGGTACGGGGTCGGAAACCCGCGGGAAAGCGTTAGCCACAGGGCTGGAAAGTTAGTTGACAGTGGTTGACAGGTTGACAAGGAATTCTGTGTTTTCAGCGACAGGATTCGCGTGATCCAAACAATGGTTTTTAGTGAAGTCCCCCCGGTTCTATTGGGCTGTAGGCCTTTTCATGCCTGTTCATTTTCTTGAACAGCAGCCCCTGTGCAATGGCCAGAAGGCTTGTCAACTAAGCCGGGTTAGTTGACAGGCTTAACAAGCCACGACGATGGAGGCCGCATGGCTTTTGTAACTCGCAAGGAGTACTGCGAGCTGAAGGGGTGGTCGAGGCAGTACGTCGGCAAGCTGGTCAAGAATCAACGACTGGTTCTGAATGCTGCCGGGCAGATTGATGTGGAGGCCAGCGAGAAGCTTCTGGCCATGACGAGCGACCCGAGCAAGGCCGCCGTCGCCGCTCGACATGAGCGCAATCGCCCGAATCGGGGTGATCAGCCACCGCTGGAAATAGTCATCGCAGACTTTGTAGATGACCCCTCTGATCCGGTACCCGACTTTCAAAAGTCACGCGCGCTTCGTGAGCACTACCTGTCGCTTCAGGAAAAAGACAACTTCCTTAAAGCCCGAGGCACCTTGGTAGAGCGCAAAGCGGTCGAAGATGCGGCCTATAACGCCGGGCGCTTACTGCGTGATCTTTTGCTTGGAATGGCGCCACAGCTATCGCCGGAACTGGCCTCGCTGTCTAATCCATGGCAAATCGAAAAGCGTCTGACGTCGGCTTTGCGACAAACACTGGAAGATGCTGAGCGGCTGTCAGCAGCAGATCTACAACAAGCCATTACCCCGAGCTAAACCTATGTCCTTAGAAATGTCGAACGGTGCGACGGTGTACCGCGAGGCGTATTTCCGTGGGCAGCGACCAGAGCCAGATGTCTGGATTGATCAGTGGGCCGACGAGTACATGCGCATCCCGCGCGACACGGGTGCGGCCGAACCTGGTCAATACCACACTTCGCGCACCCCTTATGCGCGTGAGCCGATGCGCTGTCTGTCACCTGCCCACCCGTGCAAGCGGGTGGTGACCATGGTGGCTTCGCAGTTGATGAAAACGCAGATCGCCTTGAACTGGATCGGCGGCCTGATCCATATGGCCCCGTCCAACATCCTGACGTTGTTGCCCAGCCTGGGGTTGGCCAAGCGGGTATCTTCGCGGATTGGTAAAACCATCAAGGCTACGCCGGTTCTGCGTGAGCGCGTGGCGTCCAACCGCTCGCGAGATGCGCGCAACACCATGGACACGAAGGAGTTCGAGGGTGGTTCGCTGTACATCACCACGGCCGGTTCTGCGGCCAACCTGGCGGAGCTTTCCGCACGCTACATCTACGGCGACGAGGTTGATCGCTGGAGTGTGGACGTTGGCGAAGAGGGCGACCCGGTCGAACTGGCCGAGACTCGCGGCAGTACTTTCGGCCGTAACGCGAAATTCTATTTTTCCAGTTCGCCCACGGTCAGGGGGGCGTCACGGATCGCTGATCTGTTTGAGGTCAGCGATCAGCGTTACTACTACGTGCCGTGCCCAACCTGCGAGCATATGCAGGTGCTGGAGTGGGAGCGTTTGCATTACTCGGCGGATTTTCAGGTTGTGCATTACCAGTGTGCCGGCCCCGACTGCGACGTACTGATCGAGGAGCGCTATAAGGGCGAGATGCTGGCGAAAGGGGAGTGGCGAGCACACACCCAAGGCGATGGCGAAACCATTGGTTTCAACTTGAATGCGTTGTACTCGCCGCCCGGCTGGACCGGTTGGGCCTCGTTGGCCAAGCAATTCGAGAAGGCTAAAAAGGCTCAGGCCAAAGGCGATCTGGAGCCGATGCAGGTGTTTTACAACACCCGTCTGGCCAAGGTCTGGGATAGCGCTCAGGAGCAAACCTCAGCCGGTGTGCTGATGGATCGGGCGCGACTGGAAATCTACGGGCTTGGCTCAATGCCCGACGGCGTATTGATGCTGACCGCTTCCGTTGACACCCAAGCCAACCGCCTGGAACTGATGGTGATGGGGTGGGGCGCTGGCATGGAGCGCTGGGTGGTCGACTTTCAAGTGATCTCCGGCGACCCTGCCGATGAGCGCACCTGGGTGGCGCTGGATGAGTTACTCAAGGCCCGTTACCGACACCCTTGTGGTGCTGAGCTGATGATCATGGCTACTGCGGTCGACTCCGGTGGTAACCATACGGATGAGGTCTATCAGTTTTGTCGTATGCGCCGCTGGCGCAGCGTGTTCGCCATCAAGGGGGCGAGCAAGCGGGGCCGGCCGGTGATCGCGCAGCGACCTTCGATGGTCGACGTGACATGGAAGGGCCTGACTGAACGGCATGGCGCCGAGCTATGGATTGTCGGTACCGACACGGCGAAGGACTGGATCTACAACCGCTATGCATTCGACACCGGCCCGGGAGCGCTGCACTTTGCCAACGACCTGCCGGATGACTTTTTCGCCCAGTGTGTGGCTGAGCGCAAAGTCACCCGTTACGTCAGGGGGCATAAACGCATCGAATGGACCAAGGGCAAGTCCGAGCGCAACGAAGCGCTCGACCTGTTGGTTTACAACCTGGCCATGGCCCATTACCTCGGCATTAATCGCTACCAAGATCACGATTGGGCGCGGATTCGGCAGGCGATCATCCAGTCGGCTTCTGGCGATAGTGGCCAACCCGTTCAGAGCGAGCGGCTCAGCCGGCCAGTCGAAACACCGGCAGCACCACAGGCGCCGCAACCAGCCGTGAAATCACGTCCGACAACGGCCCCCCCACAACGCCGCAGCTCCACCAGTGGCTACCTGAAGAGACGCTGATATGTCATTTACGAAAAAGCACCTCGACGCGGTTGAGGCGGCCATTGCTCGCGGTGAAAAAACTGTGCGCTACACCGACCGTACCGTGGAATACCGCACGGTCGATGAGCTGCTCAAGGCGCGCGAAGAAATACGCTCGTCGCTGGCCAGCGCCGCCGGGCCACGTTCGCGCGTGGTTCGCCTTTATCACGGGGGCAAGGGACTTTAATGGCCCGACATTTTCCGACGTTGACCCGTAACGGCTTTGTGCTGCCGTCCAACATCAAGGCCAGTTACGAAGGCGCTGGTGAAGGCCGCCGATCCGCTAACTGGGACGCTCCCGACAACGGGATCAACAGCATCAACACCCCGGCACTGCGCAATTTGCGGTCGCGCTCCCGTGCAGCCGTTCGCAATGACCCGTATGCCTTCAACGTCATCGACAAGCGCGTCAGCAACCTGATCGGCACCGGCATCACCCCTCGGCCAGCGACCGATGATGATGTCCTGCGCAAGCTGCTGCAGGAGCTGTGGGGCGATTGGGTTGATGAGTCTGATGCGGATGATCGCACTGACTTCTACGGCCAGCAGGCGCTGGTAGCACGCACGGTGGAAACATCGGGCGAGTGCTTCGTACGGTTGCGTCCGCGCGGGCTTGATGAAGGCTTGGCCGTTCCGCTGCAGCTGCAGATCCTTGCACCGGAATTCGTGCCGCACGACAAATTCGAGACCACCAAAAACGGCAACATCATCCGCGCCGGCATCGAGTTCACGCCCGGCGGCAAGCGGGTAGCGTATTGGATGTACATGTCGCATCCGCGTGACTCGGCCTCGTTGAACGCCGGTTACAACCAGCTAGTGCGCATCCCGGCCGCGCAGGTGCTACACATCTTCGAGCCGGTGGAGCCAGGACAACTGCGCGGTGTGCCGCGCTTGTCGCCGGTGCTTAAGCGCCTGCGCAGTCTGGACAACTACGACGACGCGGTGTTGTTCCGCCAAGAGGTGGCCAACCTGTTCGCCGGTTTCATCACACGCCCGTCGCCGGACGCGGGACCGGTTCCACGCGATCCGGTCACCGGCGCTCCGCTGGATCTTGATCGCGACGGGTTCACCCCCATGGTCGCGCTCGAACCCGGCACCATGCAGGAACTCGGGCCGGGAGAGGAGGTTGAGTTTTCCAAACCGCCAGACGCCGGCAACAACTACCCGGACTTTATGCGTCAGCAGTTGATGGCTGCAGCGGCGGGTAGCGGTACGCCTTACGAGATCCTCACCGGCGACATGCGCGGAATCAACGACCGAGCATTACGGGTGGTGCTCAACGAGTTTCGGCGCCGCCTGGAACAACTGCAATTCAGCGTGTACGTCCATCAACTCTGCCGCCCAGTACGGGCAGCGTGGATGGATATGGCTGTGCTTTCGGGCGTCCTGGTGCTGGACGATTACACACAGAAGCGCCGCCAGTACCTTCGCACTCGCTGGGTACCGCAAGGCTGGGCCTATATCCAGCCGGTTCAGGACGTGCAAGCACGAGCGATGGAGGTGAGAGCCGGTTTTTCGTCGCGCAGCGAGATGGTCCTGCGTACCGGCTACGACGCCGAAACAGTCGATCTGGAAAACGCCGCCGATCTGGCGCGGGCCACAGCGCTGGGCCTTAACTACAACACCCTGGATGCCGTCGAAGACACCGACGACAAGGAGCAACCATGAGCAAGAGCGCGAAACCGCGTATTTACAACCGCGCCGGCAAACGCGTCGAGGTCAAGGACAAGACCTGGTACGCCGTTCATGCCAGCGGCGAGTCCACCGAGCGAGTGATCGAAGTCTTTGTCTATGGCGAGATCGGCGCGTGGGGCATCACTGCCAATCAGTTCGTGCAGGATCTGCGCGCCATGGACGACGATGTGTCGCCGGTGGTCGCCGCGTTCAACAGTATCGGCGGTGACCTGTTCGACGGGCTGGCCATGCACAACGCGCTGTCGCGGCTGGGCGAGCGCTGCACCGGCCGGATCGATGCACTGGCAGCGAGTGCCGCCAGTGTGGCTGTGTGCGGTGCCCACCGCGTGGTCATTGCTTCCAACGCGATGTTGATGATCCATAACCCATGGACTTACGCCGCCGGTGATGCGGAGGGCTTCCGCAAGGTGGCCGACGTTCTCGACCAGACCATGGAAGCGATCATCGCGGCGTACAAGGCCAAAGCGCCCGACATTGATGAGGTGGAACTGCGGCGTTTGGTGGCGGCTGAAACCTGGCTGACCGCCAACGAAGCGGTGGCATTGGGGCTGGCCGATGAAGTGGGCGACGGCGTCAAGGTCAAAGCCTGTCTCGGTCAGGGCGCGGTGCTGCAACGATTCCAGAACGCACCGGCTGATTTGCTGGCCCAGCTCGACGAGGCACCCGAACCGGATCCGGATCTTGATCCTGTCGATCCGCCGCCGGTGCCGCCCGTCGTAGACTCGGCCAAGTTGGCATTGATGGTCACTCAGCGCTGCACGGCGGCGGGCATCAGCAACCTGATCGAGCCGCTGCTCAAGTCCACCCAGCTTGAAAGTGAAGAGATCGTTTTGGCGGGTCTGACACGCGCCAAGGCGATTAACGACCTCTGCGTGGCCGCGCGGCTGCCTGAATTCAGCGCCGAGTATGTCGCGGCAGGTCTGGATTCGCCGGCGGTGCGGGCGCGTCTGTTCGACAAGATTGTCACCAGCGGTAAGGGCTTTGAAATAGACAACAGTCTGCCGCTGGCGGACGACGTGGCGCCCAAGGTGCTGGCCAAACAACCTGACCCCAACTCGATTTGGGCTGCTCGCCAAGCGGCCCAAACTGGAACAGCGCAAAGCGCGAAAGGAGCAAGAGCATGACCATCAAACAGGAACCGATGCACGCGGGGGAATTCCTGCTGTCCGAAGGCGCCGGCAATATTTCGCGTGAAGCGATTAACGTCGCGGCCGGTCCAGCGTTGTGGCCCGGGCAAGTCCTCGGGCTGGTGACCGCCTCCGGCGAATTCGCAGCCTACGAACCGACTGCTGAAGACGGCACAGAAAACGCTGTCGCCATTCTCTACGGCCCGCTTGGCGAATCCGATGTGGTGCGTCGCGGTCGCGCCGTGGTGCGTTTGGCCGAGGTCAGCGAAGCGCACCTGACCGGCATCGATCTGGCCGCCGAGAAAGCACTCGCCGCTCATTTCGTGATCGTTCGCTAAGTCGATCCTTCTTTTGTATGCATCCCGCCGCGTGCGGGATTTTTCGTTTCTGGAGAGTACCCATGGCCGATATCGCCATTTTTGAAGACGAAGCGTTTACCGTTACCTCGCTGACCGCTGCACTCAATGATCAACCCTACCTGCCGGGCCGCATCAGCGCCCTGGGCCTGTTCCGCGAGGAAGGCATTACCACCCTGACCGTGCAGATTGAAAAGGACGGTGACACCCTGGCACTGGTGCCGGCCGGTGAGCGCGGTGGTTCAGGCTTGGTAGTTGCGGCCAGCAAGCGCAACCTGATCCCGTTCAACACCGTGCACCTGCCGGAGCGTTTCACCATCAAGGCGGATGAGATCCAAGGCATCCGCGCCTTCGGCACTCGCACTGAGCTGCAGGCGGTGCAGGACGTGGTCAATGCGCGTCTGGCTAAGGCGCGTCGACAGTTGGACGCCACGCATGAGTTCCAGCGCATGGGCGCACTCAACGGCCAGATCCTCGACGCTGATGGTTCGACGGTGCTGCTGGACTTGTATGAGCGCTTCGGTGTGCAGCGTCAGAAGATGTCCATGGGGCTGACTAAGGCCGATACCGAGCTGCGGGTCATGTGCGGTGAGGCGCTGGACATGCAGGAGGATGCGCTGGGCAGCGTGACCAGTACCGGTTCGCGCGCTTTCTGCGGCAAGAACTTCTGGAACAAGCTGATTGTTCACAAGTCGGTCAAAGAGACCTACCTCAACAGTCAGCAAGCGGCAGCGCTGCGTGGTGACGCCCGGGAAAGCTTCGAGTTCGGCGGCATCATCTGGGAGCGTTACCGTGGCAAGGTCGCCGGCGTGTCTTTTGTCCATGACGACAAGGCGCTGCTGGTTCCGGAAGGCGTGCCAGATCTGTACATCTCTGTGTTTGCACCTGCCGACTACATGGAAACGGTCAACACTCAAGGGATCCCGTACTACAGCATGATCGAGCCGCTGCCTTTCAACAAAGGCATGGCCGGTGAAGCTCAGTCCAACCCGCTGCACCTGTGCACTCGACCGCGCGCCCAGATCCTGCTGGAGCTCTGACCGTGGGCTTTCGCGATCTGATCGCTGACGTCGACGCGGTGGTGTTTGAAACGCTGGGCGACTCGGCTCGGATCGAGGGCTACGACGAGCCGGTATTGGGCATGTTCGCCGCTCCGTGGTTGCAACCCAAGATGGGCAATACCAGGACGGCGTTGCGTGAACCAAAGTTCGAGATTCGCGTTCGCGATTCGCATGGCCTAAGAAAAGGGCTGCTCGTCAGTGTGGACCTGCCAGAGCTGGATGGTGGCGGTGACTACGACCTGCTGCAGCTGGAGCCGGGCGGTGACGGACTCGTCGCCTTGATACTGAGGAAACGACCATGAGCGTTGGCAGTCACTTCAAACCCTCGGCCGGCGGCGGGATGATCTCGTTGCAGACCTCGGCGGCAGATCTGAAAGCCTTTCAGGACTTTGCCGCCCTGGTGCCAAAAGCAGCGGCCAATGCCCAGCGCCGAGCGATCAACAAAACCCTGCGTTGGCTTGCCACACAAATTGCCCGCGCTGTCGGCCGGCAGGAACGCATTGCGGTCGCTGCTGTACGTCAGCGGCTGCGGGCCTACCCGGTCAGTGGCGGGGCCAACAGCGGCAAATTGTGGTTCGGTCTCAACGCCATGGAGGCCAGCCGCATCGGCCGGCCTCGGCAGAGTCGCACCGGTGTCTCGGTGGCAGGTCGGCGCTTTCAGGGCGCGTTCTTCAAGAAGGTCTACGGCAACAGCGCAGACGTTTGGATTCGTACCGGCAGCAAGCACTTCAGGGCGGGCGACTATCCCGACAGCGATGTCAGTGGTGCGGTCGGCGCGAGTTCGGGCTGGATCGCAGAGCACGACAACCGCTTCCCGCTGGCTAAAGCCAAGGTGTCTCTGGAGCAGGCCCGACCACACTTCGAAAGCTGGGTGCGCAAAGCTGATGAGCAATTGGTGCACGTCCTGCAGCAGGAACTCAATTTCGAAGTGCAGAAGCACTTGAAGGGGAAATGACGTGACTGATCAAGTCGACGAGTCGTTCAGTCTTGAACAGCTGTATCACGCCATCGAGCGGCGCATTCAAGAGCACTTCCCGGGCCTGCAGACGGTGTCCATGTGGCCGGATGATTTGGATCGCTTGCCGCTGCCAGCGGTGCTGATCGAACTGGCCGAGATGGAGCCGGGTCTCGATCCGGGAACCGGTGAAACCGGCTTGGCCTGCAAGTTTGAGGCGCGAGTGATCACCGATCCGATTCAGTCGGATCATCATCAACAGGCGGTGTTCCTGGCGGGCCACCTCGCCGCGTTGCTGCGCATGCAGTGCTGGGGCGTTGAGGTCGAGCCGGCCGAGTTCGTTCAGGCCATGCAAGACTGGACCAAACCCGAACTGGACGGCTATACCGTCTGGGTCGTGGAATGGACACAGCAGATCTACCTCGGTGACGCCGAATGGCCTTGGCCGGATCAACCACCGGGCACCTTGGTCTTGAATATTGAGCCAGGCGACGGCCCGTTCCGTCCGGAGGACGTGCAATGAGTTCCGGTTACGTCGCGGCTCAGCACGACCGCATGCTCGCCGGCCTGGTCAAGGATTGCTACGTGGTGGCGGTGGATCTCGCCGCGTCACCCCCAGTGTGTCGAGTCTCGGACGGGGAGTGGGTCAGCGGCTGGGTACGCTGGCACAGCGTTGCAGCTGGCAAGGCGCGGCACTGGCGGGCACCTAGCATCGACGAGCAGGGCACTTTGATCAGTGCCAGCGGCGATGTAGCGCAGGGCACGTTCATTCCTGGTCTTTACGGCAATGGTGGCCCGCCACCGGACAACCGCGACCACGTCGAGGTCTGGCGTTTCGATGATGGAGGCTCACTGGTCTACGACTGGCAGGCCAACAGTTACACCATCACCCTGCCGAGCGGTACGGTCACCATCAAGGTCGGTTCAACACTGGCCGAAATCACCGATAACGCTGTGAGCGTGAAGTCCGGAACGATCAATCTGGAGGGCGCTGTGAACATCAAAGGGCCGGTCAACATCGACGGCCCGCTGCACGCGGCACAGAGCATCACCAGCGATGCCGACATTCTGGCCACCGGCCAAAGTGACAACCACCACAAGCACTAACTCATCACTCATTCAGCCCGCCGCGAGCGGGCTTTTTCATGCCTGGAGAAACCATGGCCAAACATCAAGATGATTCGACTGCGCCTGAGCCTGTCCCGATCAGCGCGGTGCAGATGACCTCGACCGTGACTTTTCGCGACACCCTTTACACCTCGCGCACGGTCATCCTGCCTGACGGCCGCACCCTGGCCGTAGCGAAAGCCCAGGTTTCGGTTGATGGCACCGACGATGTAGCGCTGCAGTGCCTTAAAGCCAACACCGAGTTCGAGCAACTCAAGGAGTAAACCCGATGATCGGAATGGATCGCCACACCGGGCAACCCATCTCCGGCATCGAGCATTTACGTCAGTCGGTGGCGGACATTCTCGGCACGCCGCTGCTGAGCCGCCGCGAGCGTCCGGAGTACGGCAGCAAGCTGCGGCGCATGGTCGACCTTCCAATTAACGAAGGCTGGAAAAGCGCCGCTCAAGCGGAAGCGGCCCGGGCGCTGCGCCAGTGGGAGCCGCGACTTAAGCTTGAGCGCGTCGTCGCCATCTCGGTGCTGGGCGGGAAAATCAATTTCAGGATCACCGGTGAATACCTTGGTGAGCGCGGCACGTTGGAGGTGTGGGTATTAGTACGCTGGTGGATCTGACGGAGCTGCCCGCACCTGACGTGCTGGAGCCGCTGGACTTTGAAGAGGTATACGGCGAAGCGCTTGGCGTGTTTCGCGGTTACATGGGCGGCAACTGGACGGCGGCGCTGGAGAGCGATCCGGTGACCAAACTGCTGGAGGTCGGCAGTTACATCAAACTCGGCAACCGGGCGCGGGTCAACGACGCGGCCAAGGCACAGCTGCTGGCCTATGCCGTCGGCGCCGATCTGGAGCAACTGGCCGCGAACGTCAATCTCAAACGCCTGGTGATTCAGGCGGCGGATCCGCTGGCGGTGCCGCCGGTCGAGGCAGTACTGGAATCATACGATGCCTTGCGTGAGCGGGTGCAGATGGCCTACGAAGGGTTGACCACGGCGGGGCCACGCAACAGCTACATCCTGCATGCCCGTAACGCCTCGGCGATGGTTGCTGACGCAACAGCCGAAAGCCCGGCGCCGGCCTGCGTCGACGTGACTGTGCTGGGCTTGGAAGGGGACGGCGCGGTCGGGCCGGAGATGCTGGCCCTGGTCGCCGATGCTGTGAATGATGACGATGTGCGCCCGGTCGGTGACCGGGTGAAAGTAAGGGGTGCCGAGATCCTGCGGTACCGGATCGATGCGGTGCTGCACATGAAAGGTACCGGACCGGAAAACGACGCCGCGCTCGCCGAGGCGATCAAGCGTCTTGAGGCTTGGATCAATCCGCGCCGTCGCTTGGGCGTCGAGGTAGCGCGCTCGGGTGTCGATGCGCAGTTGCACGTTGCTGGTGTGGCTCGCGTTGAACTCAAGGACTGGCAGGATTTGAAACCCACCAAGGCGCAGGCAGCGTACTGCACCGGTTACACCGTCGTGTTGGGAGGCTGATATGCGCAGTCTCCTACCGCTCAACAGCACTCCCCTGGAACGGGCTATCGAGGCGACCTTTGCCGAGACCACGCTGATTCCGCTACGCACGCTGTACAACCCCGACACCTGTCCGGTTCATCTGCTGCCGCATCTGGCGTGGGCCTGGTCAGTTGACCGCTGGGATCCGGCTTGGCCGGAAGCGGTCAAACGCGCCGCCATCAAGGCCTCGTTCTACATCCACAAGCACAAGGGCACCATCGGCGCATTGCGCCGAGTTGTCGAACCGCTGGGCTATCTGATCGAGATCTCTGAGTGGTGGCAGACCGTTCCGGAAGGCGTGCCGGGCACCTTCGCGTTGAAGGTCGGCGTGCTGGACACCGGCATCACCGAGGAGATGTACCTCGAACTCGAACGCCTGATCGACGACGCCAAACCCGTCAGCCGAAAACTGACCGGACTCGACATCACTCTTGAAACTCACTTGGACGCCTATGTCGGTTTTGCCGTTTACGACGGTGATGAAATCGACGTTTACCCGTGGAGCAACCCGGACATGGACGTAATGGTTCAGGGGAACCACGGCGTCAGCGAATACACCCTCGACGAATTGGACGTATATCCCCATGGTTGATAAAAACTCTATTTTTGGCGGCATGCTTACCACGCAGGGCGCCGCCAAGAAAACCAACTGCGACGCGCTGGGCATCCCTTGGGAACCGCGCTACATGCTGATCGGTGATGCCAACGGCACCGACCCCGTCCCCAGCGCCTCGCAAACCAAGCTGGTAAATCAGGTTTACCGGGCGCAGCTCAATCAGTTGCGTGTGTCTCCCACCGATTCCAATGTCCTGATTGCTGAGCTGGTGTTGCCACCGGATGTAGGCGGTTGGTGGATTCGTGAGCTTGCGCTGGAAGACAAGGACGGTGTTTTCTGCACGGTGGCGAATGCTGCCCCGAGCTACAAGCCGTTACTTGCGCAAGGTTCTGGACGCAACCAGGTGGTGCGGATGCACATCATCACCAGCGGCACGGCGAACATTCAGTTGAAGATCGACCCGTCGGTGGTGTTGGCCACTCGCGGGTACGTGGACGATTTGATCAACGGATTGCTGCCGGCGAACAAGGCCGCCGGGACGTATACCAAGGTCACGGTGAATGATCGCGGCGTGTTCATGTCCGGGTCCAATCCAACAACCTTGGCCGGGTTTGGCATCAAGGACACTTACACCAAGACTGAAATCGAGTCGATGATCGCGCAGGCTTCGGCCTTGCCGGTCGGCGCTACGGTCGCTTTCCCGTTGGACAAGGTCGCGCCCGGGTTTCTCGAGCTGGACGGCAGCGTCAAGAGCATCGCCGTCTATCCAGATCTGGCGGTATTCCTCGGCACTGTCTTCAACAAGGGCGACGAGGGAGCAGGCAATTTCCGTTTGCCGGATTCGCGCGGCGAGTTCCTGCGCGGTTGGGATCATGGGCGTGGCGTGGATGCTGGCCGGGCCGTCGGGAGCTGGCAGAAGGGGTCGCAGCATTCCTTTGACACCGGCACGTCGGTAGCAACGGTCTCGGATAGGAATAGCGTTACGTCTGCAGTTACTGCCCTTACGAGTATGGGGTACGACACTGTTAATGCTGCTGATTATCCGGGGAGTGAGTATTCGGTTTCAGTCGCTAATACAAGCTCACCTATTTCTAACAGCGATCAGACGGCTTTCGGTGCGACACGCCCGCGCAACCTAGCGGTGATTTGGTGCATCAAAGCCTGGAACGCGCCCATCAATCAGGGAAACATCGATATCGTCGCGCTCTCGGCATTGGCGACCCAGGCCACCGAAGTCAAACTCGGTACGGCTAAGATCGCAACGCAGGCGCTGACAGATGCCGGGGTCGATGACGGCACCATCGTTACTCCGAAAAAGCTACGTTTTGGCTTCCAGATCGGTTTGGGCACCAACGGCTATATCGCGTTTCCGAGCTGGCTTGGCGGACTGGTTCTTCAGTGGGGATCAACCGTGCTGATCAACAGCGGTTCGTCGGTTTCTGTGCCGATGCCCCTCGAATTCCCCAATGCGATTCTGAATGCCTTTGTCTCGGTAAACGGCTCGGGAAACTTTACGGCAGCTTTATGCGGTGCTGTAAGCGCGACCAGTAAAACGGCGATTACTGTTTATCACTTTTCTGGCGGCGGCGGTGCGGCCAACTACCGCTGGCTCGCAGTGGGGAGATAGGAAATGGCGTCAGGAAAAATGTTCTACTCGAAAACCACGGGCTGCTGCTATCTGCAGGGTATGCATGATGGGCAGATCCCCGAAGACGCGGTGCCTATCAGCAAGGAGCGCTATCAGGCTGTCATCGCAGAGCCTGTGCCGGGGATGGTACGCGACCATGATGCTGAGGGACTGCCAATTCTGGTTGTTCCGCAAACTTCGCCCGACGAGCTTATGCGGGATGAACGTGCGTGGCGTGATGCGGAAATCGAGCGGGTGAAATGGCTGCGTGAGCGTCATCGAGACGAGCAGGACGTCGGCGAGCCAACCACGCTGACCGCTGACCAGTTCAGCGAACTTTTGGCTTATGTGAAGAGCCTGCGTGATTGGCCGCAGTCCCCCGATTTTCCCTCGGCCGAGTATCGACCCGTGGCACCTGAGTGGGTGGCCAACCAATCCCAATAAACGCCCCGCACTGACGGGGCGTTTTCATTTGCATTACGCGCAACTCGAACACACCTCACAGCCCCGCGAAAGTGGGGCTTTTTCGTTTCTGGAGAACGAGCCTTATGAGTTTCTTCCACGGCGTCACGACCACCTCGGTCGATACCGGCGCACGCACTATTTCGTTGCCGTCCTCGTCGATCATCGGCCTGTGTGACACCTTCAGCCCTGGCTTGGTCGGTGGCGGTACGGCAAAGGCCGGCGAACTCAAGCTGATCACCACCGAGCGTGAAGCCATCGCCGCGTTCGGCGCCGAATCGGCGATCACCAAGGCCTGCCAGGCGATCTACGCCAAAGCCAAAGCGGTGATCGTCGCCATCGGTGTGCCGAAGATGGACGACCCGGCGCTGCAGACCTCGGCAATCATTGGTGGTGTTTTGGAATCCGGTCAGCGTACCGGCCTGCAGGCGCTGCTCGATGGTAAGAGCCTGTTCAACGCCCAGCCGCGATTGCTGATTGCACCCGGCCACTCCGCCACCCAAGCGGTGGCCACGGCCATGGACAGCCTCGCGCAGAAGCTACGGGCTATCGGCATCATCGACGGGCCATGCACCACCGACGAGGCCGCCATGGCCTACGCGAAAAACTTCGGCAGTCGTAACCTTTTCATGGTCGACCCCGGTGTGCAGTTCTGGGACACCGGCGAAAGCAAGACGGTGGACGCGCCTGGTTCGGCCTGGACTGCCGGCCTGTTCGCCTGGACGGATGCCACCTACGGTTTCTGGGCCTCGCCGTCGAACAAGGAGTTTACCGGTATCACCGGTACCACCCGTGCAGTCGAGTACCTGGACGGCGACGAGACCTGCCGAGCCAACCTGCTCAACAACGCCAACATCACCACGATCATTCGTGATGACGGTTATCGCTTGTGGGGCAACCGCACGCTGTCGAGCGATCCGAAATGGGCGTTCGTCACCCGCGTCCGCACACTGTTCATCATCATGGACGCGGTACAGGCCGGTCATAAATGGGCGGTCGATCGCTCAATTACCAAGACCTACGTCAAGGACGTCACCGACGGCCTGGAGGCGTTCGGGCGCGACCTAACAAACCAAGGCGCGGTGATTAAGTTCGAAGCGTATCCGGATCACGAAATGAACACGGCCAGCCAGATCGAGCAGGGCAAGGTGTACTGGCGGATCCGCTTCACCGACGTGCCGCCGGCTGAAAACCCGAACTTCCTTTTCGAGGTCACCAACGAGTGGATGACCGAAGTGCTTGAACCTGCCTAAGGAGGCACCCTGATGATTCCTGAAGTTCTCTCCAACTGCGCCGGGTTTATTGACGGCGTCAGTTTTGCCGGTGACATGCCGAGCCTCACCTTGCCCAAGGTGGTCCTGAAAACCGACGGCTATCGAGGCGGCGGCATGGCCGGCGAAGTCGAGATCTCGACCGGGGTGGAAAAACTCGAAGCCGGTTTCACCACCAACGGTGTGCGCCGCGAAGCGCTGAAGTTTTTCGGTCTGTCTGATCGCACCGCCTGCAGCGCGGTGTTCCGAGGCGCGTTCAAAGGCCTAAAGGGCAAGGTCACTCCGGTGATCGTCACCATGCGTGGCGGTATCAAGGAAGTCGACATGGGCGACTGGAAGCCCGGCGACAAGGCCGAGACCAAACACACCATGGCACTGACCTACTACAAGCTCGAAGTCGCCGGTAGGGTGGTTTACGAGATCGACATGCTGGGCATGGTCCTGGTCGTCGACGGCGTCGACCAGCTCGCTGACGAACGTTCGGCCCTGGGCCTTTAAGGAAAAACGCAATGACTCAAGCAATTCAAGTAACACCCGAAAAACCGCTGCCGAAGTGGCTGGAACTCACCGAAGACGGTTTCCGCATCGGTCTCAAGTGCCCCACCGAACTGAATGGCGTTCAGGTCGACCGCCTGACGATGCGTGCACCGTGCGTGCGGGATGTGCGGGCGGCACAGGCGGCCTCTAACGGTGACGCCGAGCAGCGCGAACTGTCGCTCTTCGCTTCGCTGACCCAGACCCCGGAGGCGGATTTGGTCACGCTCAAGGTGGTCGATTACATGCGCCTGCAGGCCGGCTACTTTCGTCTGGTCACGGACGACTAAGTGCGACGGAACCACGTTGAAGATGCTGGCCAAACGCATGGCCCGGGAGACTGGGTTCTCAGCAGCCGAGATCCTGGCTATGCCCTTCAACGAACTGGTGTGGTGGCTCTCTGACTGAGCCACCGCTTAACCAACCTTGCGCATAAGGTCCGCACATGGCGAAGAACCTCGCACTCGGCTTTGTCATTGGCGGCGCCGTCGATCCGACGGTAGGCAAAGCGTTCAAGGACGTCGAAAGCAAGATCAAACATTTGGACTTTGTGGGCAGCAAGGCCCGCGTGTTGCAGAACACCATCGGCGACACCATGCGTCTGCGCGATGAATGGCGCAAAGCGCACACCACGGGCGCCGAAGGCGCAGACAAGCTGCTGGCCAAATATGAAAAGAATCTCGCACTGCTCAAGAAACAGGGCGTCGAGGTGGGGCGGCTGAGCAAGGCATACGCCACGATGGGCCGCGTGGCCGCCGGCGCCGAACTGAAAGCGTTGGGCCACCGGCAGATCGAGGAGGGCCGGTCCGGCCTGAAAAGCACCCTCGGTCAAGCCGGTGCGCTGACCGCTGCAGCAGCCATCCCGACCAAGGTCAGTGCGGACTATGGCGCGATCATTCGCGACATTGCGATCAAGGCCAACATTGCCAACTCGCCGGAAGAGGCGCAGCTGTCCAAGACTGTGATCGACACGTCACGCGATACGGGCATGGCGCGCAATCAGGTGGCCGAGGTGGTCAACGCCCTGGTCGGCGCCGGTATGGAGTTGGACAAAGCGCTGTCCTATGCACCGACCGCAGCCAAATTTGCGGTGGGCCAAGGATCGGAAGGCACTGAAACGGCGAAGATGATCAACGCCTTGGGTCAGAACGCCAAGATCACTGACCCCAAAGTGATGCAGCAGGCGCTGGAGGCTATCGCCTACCAGGGCCAGGCGGGCAGTTTTGAAGCGGTCGACATGGCCAAGTGGTTTCCTGAGTTGCTGGCCGGCATGGGCAAACTGGGAATCACCGGCATGGACTCCGTGACGCAACTCGGCGCGATGCTGCAGGTGCAGATGAAGACGGCCGGTGGTTCAGACGAAGCGGCGAACAACCTCAAAAACTGGATGGAGAAAATCGGCTCCGGTGAAACGGTCAAGGCCTACAAGAAGGCCGGGATCGACTATAAGGGGTCGATGCAGACCGGTTTGCAGAATGGCAAATCCACACTGGAATCCAGTTTTGCCCTGGCCCAGAAGTACATCGAAGCGACCGATCCGAAGCGGGCCGCCGAGATGGCCAAGGCCACTGCGGCTATCAGTAAAGAGGCCGATCCCGAAAAAGCCAAAGCCATGATGAAGTCTCTGGAAGAGGCTTTGCGTACCGGTGATCTGTTCGCTGATATGCAGGTCAAGGCAGCCTTGACTGCATACATGCAGAACAAGGATCTGTATGAGCAGCTGAAAAAGGATTCCGCCGGGGCGACCGGAATCCTCGACAAGAACCTCGCCGAGCGCCGGCAAACCTCAGCGCAGAAATGGTCTGAAATGGCCCAATCGATGGACGACGCCATGCGCAGCATCGGCGATGCGATCCGGCCTGTCACCGATTCCGTCGCTGACGGCCTCAACAACGTCAGTCGCAAACTGTCGGGCTTTGCCGACGAGTTTCCACGGGTCACGCTTGGCATCGGCACGGCCGTGGCTGGACTGGTTGCGCTCAAGGGGGCCGTCAGCGCCTTCAAGGTTGGCAAGGGGCTGATGAACCTTGGAAGGGGCACCCTGATGGGCAACCCCAACATCCCGCAAAAAGTGATCGTCACCAATCTGCCAGGTACTGGCGGAGGGCTGAGTGGCAGTGATCTCGATGCCAGCGGTGAAGGCAAGAAAGGCAAAGGGGGGAAAGGCGGCGGGAGAGGAGGTGGCGGTCGCGGCGCCAAGATCGCGGGCGGTATGAAAGGCCCCGCGATCCTTGCAGTCGCGCAGGCGGGTTATCAGGCTTACGACACTTACGAAAACGCCGAGACGCAGGATGAAAAGGCCGAGGGCTATGGTAAGGCTGCTGGAGGTTTGGCCGGCACATTGGCCGGTGCCGCTGCAGGTGCCGCCATCGGCACGGCGGTGCCCATTATCGGCAACATCGTCGGCGGTCTGATCGGTGGTTACCTCGGTTACATGGGCGGCGATGCCTTGGGCGGATCGCTTGGCAAGTCAATGTTCGGTGCGGACGAGTCGTTGAAGAAAGTACCGGATGCCGGGCCACTGATGATGGCCAACGCCGGACAGAACCTGCCGCCGGTGATGGGCAACATTGCCCGCTCATTTGCGCCTGCCGCCGCGACTCCGCTTGTTCAGGGCACTCCAACGCCCTCGGCAGTGCAGAGCCTGTTGCCAGAGCGCGCTGCCGATGCGGCTGCGATGGGTGATGTGACGCGTTCCCTGAGCGCACCCGCGCCGCCGAGCGTACCGGCGCTGCTGGCTCCTCCGCCGGCAGCGATTAAAACCGAGCCGCCGAAGATCGAGCAGCGCGTCGAGATCTCGGCGCCTCTGCACATCACCGTACAGGGGGATGTGAAGGATCCGGCGCAAATGGCACGCGAGCTGCGGCCTTTTATCGAGCAGCAGATGCAGCAGGCCACGCAGCAGTTGCAGAGCCGCAAGCTTTATGACGAACCGCATGTGTAAGGAGGAACAATGGCCTATATGGAACAGCTGCAGTCGGGGCTGAAAAATCTGGCTGCAGCGGGGGAGACTGGACGCCGTAGCCTGGACGGCATGATGGGACCGGTCAACGGAGCTATCAGCGAGATCAGCGGCGCGGCTTCGGAGCTGGAAGGCATTCCAATCGTGGGGCCGGCGGTCGGCGCAAAACTCCAGCGCGTCATGCGCAGCGTCAACGCCGCGCAGGCCAAAGTCGGCCAGGTGGTGGCCACCTACAACAAGGCCACCCGCGCCGTGTCGCAGATTGATGAGCGGATGGGCGAACTTAAGGAACAGGCAGCGCGGGCGTCCACCGCGATCAACAAGATCGCCGGCAAGGTCAGCCCATCCCTGGGGAACATTCTGCCGACCGGATCACTGGCGGGTGACGCGACACCGGTTCCGGAAGCAGTGAAGCCGTTTCCGCACCTACTGATCGTGCAGCCGCTGGATCCCAAGGCGGTCCCGTATTACTTCAACCTGGACACCGCCGCCTTCGACGAACTGCGACGCTCGACGGAGTACCGCTGGGCGTCGCAGGAACGGTTGACCCGCCGTCCGGCGCAGCAAGCGGTGGGCATTGGCGAGGAAAAAATCACCCTCAAGGGCGCGATTTTCCCCGGCTTCAAGGGCGGGATCAAACAGCTGGACACCCTGCGCAGTCTCGGTGCCCAGCTCCTGCCTCTGACCCTGACCACCGGCTATGGCGACGTGCTCGGCACCTGGTGCTTGAAGAACGTCGAAGAAGAACAGAGCGCGCTGCTGCAGGGCGGGATCCCGCGTAAGCAGGCGTTCACCTTGGAGTTTGTACGCTATGGCGATGACCTGCAGAACGTCTGACGGGGATCTGCTGGACACCCTGTGCTACCACGCCTATGGGCATTTGAGCGGAACGGTCGAGGCGGTGCTGGACGCCAATCAGGGGCTGGCCGACGAGCCGCAACCGTATCGCGCCGGCATCGTGATCGAGCTGCCGGATCTGCCCGCACCCGATGACAGCGAGGTGATGCTGTGGGGCTGATGCCCCTCCGGTATGCCGCGCAATGACTCAATCGGCCCGCCCAGTGCGGGCTTTCTTTTGGATGGAATGATGACCCCAATCTTTCGTGTCGTGGCCGACGGCGCCGACATCACCCAGCGGATCAATGACCGCCTGCTGCAGTTGAAGACGACAGACAAACCCGGCATGGAATCCGACGAGTTCGAATTGCGCATCGACGACCGCCACGGCGCTGTGGTGCTGCCTCCACGCGGGGCCAGCATCGAGATCTTCCTCGGTTATGCAGAAACCAAACTGACCCGTATCGGCCGTTACGTCGTCGATGAGATTGAGCTATCTGGCCCGCCCGATACGCTGGTCATCACCGGTAAGGCCAGCGACATGCGGGGCAGTGGCAAGACCACCCGTAGCGGCAGTTGGGAAAATGTGCCGCTGTCGAGGATCGTTGCCGATGTTGCCGCTCGCAACGGCTGGCAGGCGGTCTGCCCGGTGCAGACCAAAGTGCCTCGTGCTGATCAGCTTAGTGAGTCCGATTTCAATTTCATCACCCGGCTGGCCAAACAGTACGACTCCACGGCCAAGGTGGCCGACGGCAAACTACTGGTGATGCCGCGTCAGGGCGGTGAGAGTGCTTCGGGCAAGGCGCTGGGCACGGTGACGATTCAGCGCCGGGACGTCAGTCGCTTCCAGTTCCGACTCGGAGACCGCAACACGCACAAGGCCGTGTCGGCCAAGCACCAGGACAAAAAGACCGGCAAGCTCGCCGTTGTCACCCTCGACAACGACGAATCGCCGGACGGCTTACCGCCAGTGCATACCGACCGCCACATCTACCCGAACAAGTCAGCCGCCGAAGCGGCAGCCCAGGCACGTCTCACTGCGTTCAACCGCTCCACTGCCGGGGTCCGGCTGGAAATGCCAGGGCGCACCGATCTGTTTGCCGAACGATCGATCAACGCTCAAGGCTTCAAGGTCGGCCTCGATGGCGAGTACCTGGTCGACTCTGTGGAGCAGGTGTTTACCCAGTCCGGCTGGAGCACAACAGTCGAGTGCAATGGCGGCAAGAAGGGCAAGGCGAAAGCCAAAGGCAAGAAGAAAAAAGCGCCGAAGGATCTGAAGGTCGTTCAGCTCAACTAATAGCGTCGCATCCCCACACCTCAAGGAGACATCGATGTCACTGACAGAACAGCAACTGCAACGCATCATGCCCAACGCCCGCCGCCAAGCGGGCGTTTTTGTATCTGCACTCAATGCTGCCATGGCGCACCGACAGATCAACACGCCGAAACGCCAAGCTGCGTTCTTGGCTCAAATCGGACACGAGTCCGGTCAGTTGCAGTTCGTGCGGGAACTGGGCGGCGATCAATACCTGAGCAAATACGACACCGGTGCCCTGGCCGAAAAACTGGGCAACAGCCCGGCAGCGGACGGCGATGGCCAGCGTTATCGCGGTCGCGGGCTGATTCAGGTGACCGGACACGACAACTACCTGCGCTGCAGCTTGGCACTGTTCGGCGACGAGCGATTGCTGCGCACGCCTGAACTGTTGGAGCTGCCGCAGTGGGCTGCTGAATCGGCCGCATGGTTCTGGTCGGTGAATGGGTTGAACGCGCTCGCGGATCAGAACGAATTCAATGCGATCACCCGCCGGATCAACGGTGGTCTCAATGGCCTGCAGGATCGTCTGGAGCTGTGGGGGCGGGCGAGGGAGGTTTTATGCGTCTCTGCGACCTGATACCTGCGCCTTATCGGCTGCTTGGCAAGGTGGCGCTGCTGATCGCCTTGGTCGGCATATCCGCCGCCATTACCTGGCAGGTGCAGGACTGGCGCTACGGGAAGCAGTTGGCCCAGCAGGCCCAGCTGCACGCCGACACCCTCAACCAAATGACCCTGGCGGCCGCCACAGCCCAGCAGGCCGAGCATGACAAGCGGCTGGCACTCGAGCAGAGGCTGTCGGCCAGTGAGCAAACCCACTTCAGGAAAATGACCGATGCTCAAAAGAACCAGGATCGCCTGCGCGATCGCCTTGCCACTTCTGATCTGCGGCTGTCAGTCCTCCTCGACGCAGCCGACGCTGCCAAAGGCTGCGGTATGCCAGCCACCACCAGCGCCGGCGGCGTGGATCATGCAGCCGTACGCGCCCGACTTGACCCGGCGCATGCTCAACGAATTATCGCCATCACCGACACCGGTGACCGGGGATTGATCGCGCTTCAGGCGTGCCAGGGATACTTGCGAGAAATTATTCGCTGACAGGGCAGATCAGTTCGGGGCCTTGATTCCGGACGTTCCCCACGGCCCGATCAACCTTGTACCACTCGAACGCCTCTGTCGGTTCGCCCTGGTGCAGCACCATTTGCTCGGCGCGCTCTTTCGGTGTGGCCGGTCCCAGCCATCCCCGGGCCAATTCCGGCGACAATGCCACCGGCCGCCGGTCGTGGATGTCGACCATTCCACCGGCACTGTCGGCGGTGATGAAAACAAAGCCATCGTGTTCGCCGGGGTCGTGCTCCTCATTCGGATATTGGCCGATAGCAGCACACAAGATCGGCGATTGGTCTCGGTGCCTGATCAGGTAGGGCTGCTTCTTCGGCCCGCCTTCATCAACCCACTCGAACCAGTTGTTGATCGCGACGATCGCCCGGTGGGGCCAGATTGCACGGAAGAACGGGGCGTGGGCGACTTTCTCTACTCGAGCATTGATCGGCGCGGCGCGATCCTTGGCCCAGTGCGGGCGCCATCCCCAGCGGACCATGTCGGCGTGCAGGAACTGGCCTTCCTGGTGGAAGAGGGCGAGTTGGGCAGTCGGCGCGGCGTTGTACCGGTCGAAAGGCTGCTCCCCGGTCGAGTTGACCAGGGCGTTCGGCATGCTCAGCGCCGCCACGAAGTCGTGAATGCCGCTGTACTGAGAGAGTCGTCCGCACATTGCCAGTTCCTCGCGTGAGCTTTCAGCGTAGACCCGCTGGAGCTTACTTCGTCACAAAACCTTTTCTGGCTCGGCGGGTGGGCGGGGCTTGCATTCAGGAGTTGTCCCGCTGATGGGGAAAGGAGGGCGCGTGGGGATTCTCGCCTTTAAGCGTTTTAACCTCTGTAGCCAGATGGGAGATGTGTTTGTCCTTCGCCATCAGCTCCCAGTTGCTTTTGATCTGGATGTCGCTAGCTCGCCGGCGAGCCTCGGCAACTTCAGCCTTGGCTGCAGTCAGCCGTGATCGAAGAGTGTTGCACTCCTTGCTGACCTCGGCGTGCATCTCGACCAGCTTGAATATCCTTTCCCTGGCCTGGCGCAGTTGCAGGTTCAGCTCCTCGAACTCATTTTCGTAGAGGGCGAGCTGGTGCCGGCAGGTTTCGAGCGGCGTCGGGCATCCGAGCCAGTCGTCGGTTTCTTCTATATAGAGGGGATCCACGGATGGCGCCTTTGCTGTGCACTGTTTGGATATGCAGTAATCGAGGCTTGGCAGGTGGGCGAGGGTGAGGCGACGAGCTGTCAGTCAGGTGTCATCAAAACAGCGAGCGTCATCTTGATGAACTCCTCATTTTTGTCGATCGTCCAGAGTGCGCCGCGGATGTTCTCGGCGACATCGGCCGATCCGCGCTGCTCGACCCAGTTGGACAGTTCCATTATGGCGGCTTCGAGGGCGAGCTGGTTTTCGTTGATCTTGAATAGCAGGGAAGGGAGCAGGTCGGAGTTGGGCATTTTGGTTTCCTTGGCAGCCAAGGAATCAGCGTAGCACCGTGTTACATGAAGAGTGTTTTAACTATTGGCAGGACGCCGGAGAGGGAAAGTTTTGTAACGCGTTGCAAAAAGTTTTGTAACGCATCGAAAAAAGCCGCTGGAAGTCCAACCCCCAGAAACGACAAAGCCCTGAATAATCAGGGCTTTGTCGTACATAAAATGGCGGAGGCGATGGGATTCGAACTCATGGACCTGTTACAGTCGACGGTTTTCAAGACCGTTGCCTTAAACCACTCGGCCACACCTCCGTTTGCGTTGCGGGCGCCATAATACCTGAATGAAACACACTGTCAAACTCTGTGCATGGCTTGTTACAGAGCGTCTGTTATGATCTTTGCGACTGAACGTTTCAAACCAACAGGAGTGTCGCCATGCGCGAACAGGATT